AGAAGAAGTCAGATTTGAACTGCGACTCTTGCTCCCAAAACAAGTGTGTTACCATTACACCACTTCCTCTATATAATTGTCTGTCCAATGCCAAGCGTCTTTCCGCTTTGTCAACAATAACAAAGGAGCACAATGGAAAATAGAACTAGGATTTTACATCGTCTTACAGGTCATCGTTATCATGGCACAAGCAACAACCTAGTTCTTTGGTGGCGCGAATGGGATTCGAACCCATACTGTAAGCATTTTAAGTGCTTTGCCTCCTTCCCGTTGGGCTACCGCGCCATATCATTTTAACTTACATTCACATTATACCACACATTGTTTTGTTTGTCAAGTGTTTTTTTAGCTTCTTGGTTTTTCATATAGTGAAGGGTTCCCCATTCCCGGTTTTAAGTACCTTCAGCCATTGGCACTTGATTCATTGTCTGTATTATACCATAATCTACTTCATTTGTCAACTCCCTATTTTTATTTTTTGGTGCGTCTGAAGCGATTTGAACGCTCGACATTCGGATTAAAAGTCCGCTACTCTACCAACTGAGTTACAGACGCATATCTTTTATTGTTTGCATTATACCATAGTTCTTTTAATTTGTCAAGAACTTTTTAATCTGTTAGGTGTGCAGTTTCAATCACACGATGCTTCTATGGATTTCATTTTTTCAATGTTCCATGTACGAAGTCCCTATTGTCTTAGCAACTTTTAATACTTGTTCACTAACAGATTGTTTGCATTATATCACAGACTTTAGAATTTGTCAAGTGTTTTTTTCAAAAGAGAATTGAACATTTGATTTACTTTCTTTTAAAATACTTATACCAACTTTTATAATCTTTTTCTTCTTCTGGATTTTCACACAACCATTTCCAATCGCAAATTTCCCACGATTCATACAATTTCCTATATGCTTTCCCATTTGCAATATCACGATTGAATCTTCTAACTCTTCTATTGGCAATTTTTTTGTGAAATTTTTTATTACTATTATCTGTTGTCCAAGGATGTTTCTTGTAACTTCTACTCATAACATCCTCCAATTTCAATTTCGATTTTCGATTTCAAATTTCGGTTTCAATTATACCATTTGAAATTCGATTTGTCAAGTCAATTTTCGATTTCGATTTTCCAAATGAATTTTGGTTTGGCATTAGGTGACTTAAATATCTTTCGGAAGTGGACTAATTATAACACAAAACAACTGAATTGTCAACATCTTTGTACTAAAATTAATAAACACAAAAATAAAGAATAAAAGTAGATATATAAATACATAAAACTTTTATAAAACTTAATCTACAGATTGAATTTTTCCGTATATTTTTAATAATTATATATTCACAAACAAACTACATTAGGAATAATAGTTTTAATTATAGTAATAAAAACTATAATTTTATATTTGATTTTAATTATAGTTATACATAGCAATTGTATATAAACATTTATATATTATTTCGTAATAGTAATAGTATACACAGCACCGTCAATTCAACCAAAATTAAATTCAATTTAACCTTTAATTTCTGGCGGGGAAAAACGAATTTTGTATAATACACAGGGGAACAATGACAGAAAAATATTTTTTACTTTTAATTTTACAAAACTAAAAATATAAAATAAAAATATAAATTTATAAAACTAAAAAAATAATTTTACAAAACTAAAATTTCCCATAAAAAAACATAGGGCAAAAGCCCTATGTTTAATTATTTACTTTTATAGATGCAATACATCTATCCCTTCTACCAGAGAACGCATTTTGATATTACCCCCACAAGGACAATGATAAGAACTAATATTATATTTAGGCGCTCTTTTGTATCGCCAAGTTTTACCGCAAGATTGGCAAGTTAATTCCCATCTATCAGCCCTAGGAGGCACAGCTTCAATACCCTTTTCTTCACAGCTTGTCGTGCGTTTGATATTATAAACATCAGGATATTTTCGATTCATCTTGTCCGCTACAGCTTGCCAATTTGCCCCATGATTCATACAACCATTTACAGTATGCAAGATTTCATGCGTCATAGTGTTCTTTGTAGCTTTAATATCTACATCATCTTGCAACAGTCTATCAGAAATTTCAATTCTATAATGCCCATTGGCGAAGGTACATCTGCCCCACCGCTTTTTTGCCCTTGTGTTAATGGTAACATCCACAATGTCACCCGGCACAATTCCAGCGGCCTTAACTTCATTCAGACAATCATTGTAAACAGCATACAGATTTTTCATAGGGTATTCCCTCCTTTGTTTTATGCCTAATTATACCATATAATAGGGCAAATGTCAAGAACAAATTTTTCAAGTTGTGTAAAACTAACGGATATGAATAAATATACAAAAGGTTTTACAAAACTAAAATTTATAAAAATAAGTTTTACAAAACTATTTTTTATCCTAAAAATAAACTGTGCAAGATTACATCCTGCACAGTTTATTTATTAAAAACTTCTTACCCCGGCCTTATATCTGCACACACCATAATAATTTTCAAAGGCAATCTTTTCCCTAATCAGAAAATCAACAGACATACAAACGGCCTTTCCTCTTCGTTTATCCAAAACATAATAGGTAATGTTTGGATTTTTGATACTCAAGTTCTTTGCTTCGTTTTCAGCTTCGATTAAACTTTTCTTCATTGGAAATTCCTCCTTTGTTTTATTGTATCTATATATTACTACACATTTTTCCTTTTGTCAACAATAAAAATTCCAAGTTCTATAAAACAACACAACCCTAAAATCATATTTTAAATTTTACAAAACTAAAACAAAATAATAAAAAAGTAAAAGGGTTCCCCTCTTACTTTTTCCCCCATTCTATCAATTTATTTATTTCTCTTTCTTGAACAGTTCTAAATTCTTCTCTATCTTTCGGACGAAAATCAAAATAAATATTTCCTCGTTCATATTGTTTCACCCATCCTTCGGGCGCTGAATCAGCAACACCAGCAAACATTACCTGAATTTCACATAGTTCACCCGGCCCACGATAATGCCCAGCGCAACAATACATTGTCTTTCTATCGTTTTCATTTAATATTTTAATCGCTTCTTGAATAGGTGCATCAATCATCACCAATTCCCAAGATTGAATTTTACATTTACATTTTGTAATAGGAAGCCAACAATGCGGACATACATAATCCTTATATCTATATTTAGACAATAAACATATTCACCCCCCTATTAATTGTAAAAATATTCATATTCCATTTTACGAGAAGTTCTTTCAATAGCTTGGTGCAGATATTCAAGCGAAATATTATTTTCATAATATCCTTCCTGAATAATATTAAAATAATCTTTCTTTGGGAAAGCGTATTCTTTTGAATATCCATCTGCCATAACATACACAATAGCTTCTTCTGAATGATACTGTTCATCGTCATCATACCAATAAACAGTAACAATTTCCTTCACATAATACTTTGGGAATCCTTCGTATCTATCCAGCTTTTCCCAATCTTCATCCGCAATATCCCATAGAAGAACAGGCACAGTATCATTAACTCTATTTGTCTTTCTAATATCCGCATGAATATTAAAACACAATCTCCATTTGCTGATATGCCCAACAGTAACCACCTTAGAATTAGGGCATCTATACCCCATCTGCTCCAGATTGATATTACTTCCATAAGCCGCGTATAACATTTAACATTCCTTCTTTCTTTTGATTTGTGGGTATTATACCATGAAATGAAACAAAAGTCAAATAGAAATTTAGAATGTTTTACAAAAGCGAAAATTGTTTCTTCTGTTTTGTATTTAGTTTTACAAAAGGAAGAATTTGATATTGATTTTTCTTTTATAAAACTATAACACCCTCATAAAAAATTAGGGGGGATTTACCCCCCTAATATTAAATAATATCTTCGTCAATCAAGCATTGTTCCAGTCCATCATAGGTTTCAAATACTCGCATCAAAATCCCATCTACCCATTCACCCACAAGGTAACAGGTGGCATCTCCGTAACGATTATTTTCATACCAATAGTAAACTGCTCCGTCAAATTCCGTCTTTTCTAGAGCGCTCCAACGGCCTGAATACCCTTCGATTTTTACATTCTGTTCTTCGTCATAAACATCAGTAATAATAAGGTTTTCCATTTCTTTTCCTCCTTGTTTATTTGTCTACATATTACCACACTATTTTTCTATTGTCAATAAGAAAAAATCAATTTTCTATAAAACTAATTCTTCTATTTATAAATTTAGTTTTTCAAAACTAAACACCCAACATAAATAAAAAGCAACACAATAAATGTGTTGCTTTTTATCTTCAATTATTATTCTTCGTCCTCCCCATATTCGTCCCAGTATTCTTCTTCTTCCTCTTCATATTCTTCAAACTTGAAAGGCCCTTCACATTTATAAATAGTGTATTCTTTAGGGATATTAAATCTTTCAAGAAACTTTTCATCCAGCGTCAAATCTGCAAGCCTTTTGAGCAAATCTTCATACTGACTATTAGAATAACATCCCATAATCCCATACAGAATCGGAGCAATTTCAGGAATTTTAGCCAGCCAATTTGCATAGCTGGAAAGGTCATTGCACCATCCTTCCATACCATGCGTATTGTCAAATACATCCCCGTCATTGTACCATTTATAAACCAACTTGTTTACGGCGGTAACAATCTGTGTTGCCATTGTGTCACCTTCGCCCATGTGGGGAAGATATTTGTCGTTTACTTCATCAAATTTGTTGTAATAATCCCAATCTACCAAGGTTATTTCCTCCTTTGTTTTAAGTGTCTATATGATACCATAAGAAAAGGCTTTTGTCAATAAGAATATTTTTAGTTTTTGTAAAACTAAATTCATTTACTCATTCATAAATAAAGTTTTTCAAAACCAAAAATCAACACAAAATAAAAGCAAGGGTTTTTCACCCTTGCTTTTACTATTAAAACAATTCCTCCATTCTTTCTTTAAAGATTTTCAGAACCAGTTTATTTTCTTCTTCTGTCAGTTCTTCGTTCCACAATTCGTCACAATCTGCGCTTCCGTCCATCAGTTCACCCATCACTTCATCCCCGATAATATACCAAAACATATTGAGAACATTACAAGGGTTAGAAAAATCAGTGCTGACTTCGCCAAAGTTATTCTGTTCATAATTTTTGATTTCTTCGATTGCTTCAAAAACGCTTTCTTCATAATCAGAAAACCATTCAATAGCTCCGTATTTTGAAGTTTCGTAATAATCAGTGTTAAATACTTCATTATGCAAATCGCACAGATACCCGGTGTACCCATCTTCCAGACAATCAATGATAGCTTCAGCGGCCTCTTTCTTAAATTCGTTTCTAGTCATAGTATTTTCCCTCCGTTTTTGAATTTGTGATTATAAGATACCACATTAATTCCCAAATGTCAATAGGTTTTTTCAAAAGAAACAGACAATTAAAAATAGTTTTACAAAAATTCAATTAGTAATTAGAGTTTTTTATTCAATTTTAAATTATTTTGTTTTCCTAGTGTAGTTATATTCCTAAAATAGTTTTTCAAAACTACTATTGAAATTCTAATATTTAATTTGAAAAAACCAATTTCGATTTTTGATTTCGATTTTGCAAATGTAGTTCAGATTTCGATTTTCGCAAGTCAATTTTTGATTTTAATTTTACAAAAGAAAATAAAGTTAGTGTTGACAGATAGATATATTTATGGTATTATAAAGAAAAAACAAAAGGAGAAAGGCAATGATTAAAAACAGTATTACTTATATGTGGATGTGTAAGGATGGAACAAAGGGCGCTTGTAGTCCTTGCTTGCAAATTTTTAATGTATTTAATGAAGCGGTACAGTATGGTATAAAGAATCATTATGAAAGGGAAAATTATTATTTGATTAGAATTTTAACCACTTCTGTTTATGATTCGCATGGTGATATTTTAGTTGAAACTATAACTAAAGACCGAATGAAATATTGATATATAGTAATGGTAATAGTAATAGTATAAAGGGCGCAAGACCGAACAAAAATTTCCTTGGTAGATTTCCCAAAATCTGCCGGGGAAATTTTGTTTTGTTATAATTTATTGGGGGAAGCTGGCGAAAAAATTGTTTCGGGATAATGTTGGTTTTACAAAACTGGATGTTTGATTTTTAACAAAAGATTAGTTTTACAAAACACAAAAAGAAAAATCAGGTTTTATAAAACTAAAGCGGTACAAGAAAAAATAGTTTTACAAAACTAAAGATTGTGGGTATAATAAATCCCCTTGTCGAAACAAGGGGATTTATTTTTAATGCTTTCTTTCTTTGATTTGATACAGAACGAAAAGAAAAATCACTAAACAAAAGTAAAAAATCGGGGAAATGTCCATTATTTTTTCCTCCTTTTAGCGGCTGAATTGCCGCTCGAATTCTTTTTGATGACGGGAAGTAGTATTGCTCCATTTACCGAGGTGCTCTACCTTGCCATTTTTCTCAAGGGAAACGATGGTATTATAGCTCTTAAGGGCGCGGGAACCGTCATCATACTCGATAACCTGAGCTTTCCCATAAAAAGATTTACGGGAATCAAAGCGGGGAGAAAGTTCATAAAAATTTTTGATAGTTGCCATTGTTGCGGCCTCCTTTGTTTTGTTGTCTTAATGATAGCACAAGGAAAAGCAAAAGTCAACAAGAAAAAAATTAAGTCTTGAAAAACTAACCAACGGATAATATAAAGTTCTGTAAAACTATTGACTATAGGAAGAAAAATAGTTTTGTAAAACCTTGTATTTAATTGTTTGTTCTATAAAACAATTCCACAAAAAACAGTTTTGCAAAACTAAAACAAAACAAAGATAAAAAAATAAAAGGGCTTGCGCCCTTTTATTTTTACATCGTGATAAAATAGCTTTTTTTGTGCGTTCCGCAATTAGTCACAATGAAATTGCAACCAGTCCTTTTTGACCTCTTAACGTAATCAATCATCATATTATCACCCCAATAATAAAGTAGATACTTTTTGACTGCTTCTTTCGGCGTTTTGGCATCCGAAATTGTGCCGAAATAAGTTCTTGTATAGGGGCCTCGATAGTCAAACTCAGTCACCGCATAAAATTTCATAGGTGTTCCCTCCTTGTTTTATTGTCTACAATATATCACCATAGAAAACAAAAATCAAGAAGAAAAAAATAAAGTTGTGTAAAACTAAAAACACATCAACAATACATCATTAAATATACAGTTTTATAAAACTAAAAGGAAAAGCACATAGTTTTACAAAACACTTTATTTTTTTGTAAAAAATCTTTTTTTGTAAAACTAAAAACAAAACAAAAAAATAATAGAGGGGAAAATCCCCTCTATTGTTTTCTGTTTTATTCTTCTTCTTCTTCTTCCTCCTCTTCCTGTGCTTCTTCCCATTCATCGAAAGAATCAAACCACTTCCCGTTGCTCCGTGCATTCATCAAGGTTTCAAAATCGGGCCAACCGAGCCAATCGGCAATAGTATCATCTTCAAACCAGAAAAAATCATTGAGTTCCGTTTCGCTCATTCCTTCGGGGTAACAATCCTCAAGCATGGAAATTATTTCTTCAACTTCATCTTCTGTTAAATATTTAACTGTATCTTTCGCCCCGCTCCAAAATTCAAAGTCATAACTACTAGAGATTTCTTTGTAAACACGCATTTTTTGCGCCTCCTTTTTGATTTGTCTACATGATAACACACCAGAAAAAGAAAGTCAACAACTATTTTTTTATTTTCTGAAAAACTATTGGGCTGTTATGTGTTTAGTTTTACAAAAGACAGAAAAGGGAATGAAGGGGAATATTTAGTTTTGGAAAACTAAAGGGAAGATATAAAAAACAAAGGGCCGAAGCCCTTTGTTTTATCTGTATTTCCTCCTTTTGATTAAATAATTTCTTGCTACAATTCTTGTTTCGCAATTTAATTTGATATTGTCAATTAGATATCCTTTTTCATCAACAACAAAATCTTGAGAAGGATTGCCCATATAACAATAGACAGTATATAATCTTTTGTTTTTATCTTGAACAAGTATTTTTTCAGCTTGTCCAGATTTGCCGCAGTAAAATAAAACTTTCATTTTTTAAGACTCCTTTTTGTTTTATAATTCCATTATACCAGTTGTTTTCAAATTGTCAACACCCAAAAAATCAAGTTCTATAAAACAAAACCGAAACTCAAAACTCAAAATAGATTTGGAAAACTTAAATTGAATTTGAAGTTTTGTAAAACTATTTCGATTTCGATTTTCGATTTCGATTTTCTGTTTGAATTTGGTTTTGTAGAACAATATATTTTTTCTATTGACAGATAAATATATATATGATAATCTATAGACAAATAAAAAAGGAGCTGGAAACAATGAAAGAAGTTAATCTCTATAGTAAAATCTTATATAATGGTGGTATCTATGATACTAAAAATTATAGATACAGAATCAACAAACACAATGGAAACATAGAGAGATGCAAGCATGAATACATCGGAGTAAATGTTCTGCTACATTTTGAACCGTGGCAACCTTGGAACAAAGTATATCAAGATTTATTTTAAAGGGCGAAAGCCCTTTAAAATTTTAGTGTTGATTTTAGTTTTGAAAAACTAAGTAATTGTAATAGTATAATACAACAAAAAACAAAAAGAAAAACAAAAAATAAATTGTCTTAACTGCTGGGGAAATTTGTTGACCTAATAATTACCTATGCACCAAAAAGCAAAAAAATCGCCAATAGAAAAGTTAAATTTTACAAAACAAAATAAAGAAAATTTTACTTTTACAAAACTAAAAAAATTAGTTTTGCAAAACCAAATTTTTTCAACTGTTTTTTTAGTTTTGTAAAACCAAAGAAACACCACAAAAATAAAAAAGATGGGGGAATTTCCCCCATCTTTTTACATCGTCCCGTTTGCGATTGCGGTTAATTGCCGAGCATATTTGGGAAGTTTCTTCCGAGCAATCGCCGTTTGTTTGGGGCTGAGATAGCCGCGAGCTTTATAGAACTCCGCAAAGCTGGAAAGAATAGCGGCATCAACACCGTTAAAACCTACGCCGTTTCGTTCGTGCGTTTCCTGTGCGGCCTGTTCGCTTGCCGTCTGGCGGTCGTAAAGAACTACCACCGAACGAGCCACCATCTTATTATTAGTAAGAATCAAAGTCTTGATTTCTTCCGCTGTCCAAACTTTAGCCATCTTTGGGGCCTCCTTTGTTTGTTTTGATGGTACAAGTATATCATACTAAAAGAAAATTGCAAGCGCAAGTTTTTCTTGTTCTGTAAAACTATTTCAGGATTGCGAATTTTTAGTTTTATAAAACTAATGATAAAATATTTACTTTTGTAAAACTATCGCCTTTGTTTTATAAAACTATTTTTTAAATCATTTTTTTACTTTTATAAAACTATTTCCTTATGCTAAAAAATAATGTGGAGGTTATTCCTCCACATTATATTTTTTCTTTGTATCTTTGATTAGGGCTTGCCACTCTTTTTCCGTAAGATGTGGGCGCACATAGTGCTCATCTTTATAGCTATCCGAGTAACTGTCGTAATCTTCACACAAGATGCTATAATCCAGCGTAAGCACGGAAAAGCACTCCAGCAAGCCGGGATTGTTTTTGCAATCTTTATATACCTTATTCCCGAAAGCTTTAAACACAGGGAAATAAGACGCTGTAAGCGGCACATTGAAGCCATGAGTAAAGCGGTTGTTTTCGTATAGTTCCATGATTGCAGTATCGGCGTTTTTGTCGCAAATAAGCCTAAAGTTTTTATAAGTAATTTCTTTCATTGATACGACCTCCAAAACAAATTTATAATACTACTATAGCAAATAAAAAACAGAAGTCAACCATATATTTTTCTAGTTCTGTAAAACCAAAACTAAAACTAAAATATAAAAATAGTTTTCCAAAACTGAAAACCAAAATCAAAAGCACAAAACTTAAATTCAAATTGAATTTATGTAATAGTTTTACAAAAGGGCGATTTTCGATTTAGATTTTCCAGCTCAATTTTCAATTTAGATTTTGGGGATGAAATTGTTTTATAAAAGTAAATAAATGTATACATATATAAATTTATGCGTTTTCGCCCACAGGGGCACTCATTAATTATTATTAATTATTTTGAAGAATAAGTTTTGCAAAAGTATTTTTATTATTTGAAGGCTATAGAAAAATATAGATTTTTATATTGATATATTTATGTTATAAATACTAACAAAAAGCCCCAAAATAAAAGAAAAAACAAGAGGGAAGAAAATATATAAAAAGTTTTATAAAAGTAAAGTTAAATTAATTTTTGTGTGTTCTGATGTGTATTTATATATTAAGTTTTACAAAACTATATTTATATAAAAATGGTGATAGTAATAGTAATAGTATAAAACAAATATGCGGTTTTGGAAAACAATTTATATTCTTGTGCGGAGTATGGTGGGGAAAATTGAAAAAATTATAATGCGCTACACATAGGCATAAAGGGAAAATCAAAATCCAAAGTTTTGCAAAACTAAGAGTTAGTCAAGGCTAACTTCGGGAGAGTTAGCATGGGCTAACTAGGAAGCTAATTAGCAATGGCTAACTGGAGAAAGTTAGCATAGGGTAACTAGCTTGCTAGTTAGTCGAGGCTAACTAAAAATGGTTAGTGTCTGCTAATTAGCATAGGCTAACTGTATGGGACTGTCGGAACGAGTTAGCATAGGCTAACTGGAGATCCATAGTTAGCAACGGCTAACTCACAATCGCTGGATTCAGTTAGCATAGGCTAATTTCAGGTTTTGCAAAACTAAGGTTAGCAACGGCTAACTCGTTTCTGTTCCGGGGAGTTAGCATAGACTAACTATAGTTTTCCAAAACTTGGAAAAATACATAGCATACAAGTTAGCATAGGCTAACTCAGATGGTAAAAAAAGGAAACGGGGAAAGCTCCCCGTTTCCAATTTTTGGAATTACTCGCCGTCATACTTGGAAACACATTTGTTAAACAGAGAAAGAATTTTGTTGCCCGTCTTTACAGCTTGTTTTGAAAGCACAGCATTGTTGTCTCCCGCGTTCCAATAGTCAAGAAAATTGACAATGATAGCATTTACCATAGCTTTTTCCAGCATGATAGCGGTAGAATACTGTGTTGCATTCCGAAACTTGTTTATACGAAATTCAATCGTTTTTGCATATTCAGGAGATTTTCCATAGGTATGCCCGGGAATTTTGCCCTCTGTACAGAAATTGATGAAACAATACCGATTTTCATGCTCTCGGCGTTCCCGATGACCGCCGCCCCGGTGTACAGCTTCTTCCAGCGTTGCCGCCCATGTAGGATGCATGGGGCGGCCAAAAATCAGCCGAGCTTCTTCGGGATGCGTTACAAGATGCTCTTGGAGCGGATGGAGGATAGATTCGGCATAGTCCCATATTGTATCAAGAGCGTAATTATTCAAATCGTAAACTTCTCCGGTTAGATGGTTTACAATTTCCGTTCTTCCGATGTGGAGATGATGACCGCATGAATTGTCAGCTTCCAAATCACCGCTGTTCATCATCTTTTCAATGCTTTTTTGATACTTTACAAGACCGCCGAATCCTTGATAGATAGGAGACTTGTACTCGATTCCTTGCGGTCCATTGAGGGAACAATCGGAAGAAGGGACGAATCCATTATGCAACAAATTTGCATGACCGATAAACGTATGGTTATTGGTTTCCAACTCTTCGGAAGCCGTCCACAATTCGCTTTTTGTGTTACCTTTTTCTTCAGTTTTGCACGAATAAGCTTCTTCTCTGTTAGCACAGCTAACACAAATATATCCCGGTTTTCCTCCGCGGTCCAACGGATTCCCTTTAAGCATTTCCGAAACAGGATGGATGTTGCCACAAGCAACACAACGAGCAGTAGTTCTAGCCATTTTTGTTATCTCCTTTTACATTTTTAGTCATATATTTTCATATATGTTTGATTCTTCCCCCGATACATTCGGGGAAAGAATCAAACATATATAAACTATATGTTTGATTTTTTAACATAGGCTCCGGCTCCACCCGGCCCTATACTGTATTCAATTTTCAATGTACATAGGTATCCCACGACCCCCAGTATAGCACAGTTAAAAATACAACATTTGGAGAAAAGTAGATTTATCTATCAAGTAAAATCATCATTCATTGCTATTATTTACCAAAAAACAAAAATCGGGGAAAATGTTAAAAATCTAACAGTAGAAATATCATATATAGTTTTCCAAAAGATAAAAAATCGAACAATCGGGCGTTTTTGGAAATGGAGTTAAATTATCAATATTCAAAGTTAGGAAATGAAACAAAAATTGATGAAAAAGGTTTTTGTGCAGTATACCCAAAGATTTATACTGTAATTTGTGTATGTTTTACAAAATGTAAAGTTTCTATATGGGGAAGTAAAGCTGTTTTATATGGGGAATTAAATCAGCTAACAAAAAAAATTTTGAATTTTATAAAACATTGGGAAATGTTAGGTTTTACTGTATTATTATTGTTTGAATTGATATAGATTGATGAATATTTAATGTTTTCCAAAAGATGGAAAAATCATGTTGTATAATGAATATTTGTATTTGTATATGCTGTTTTTATTGTAGGAAATACAGCAAATCGTCCAGAATCAATTTTTTTCAGCGGGGAATATAAAGATACCACCGAAAGAAAAAGCGCTTAGAAGGGCTTCTAGGGGCCTAAAAAGGGCATGATATGAAAATATAACAAAAAGGAATCAAGGAAAAAGGGCAAAAATGGAAAGTTTTGGAAAAGAAAGGAAATAAATGGGAGGGAAATGAATAAGTATTCAATGAAATGCGGTCTGTAAGCCGTTGTAAGCGTTTTGAGTGAATATTGGGTGAAAATATGCACGATACAGCAATGAAAAAAGAATGGGAAAAAGTTGTAAAAAGTGGGCAGATAGAAGAGTTTTTGGGGAAAAGATGGGGAAAGAATGGGGATATAATCAAGATTTTACAGATTTTGAAGGGGAAAGTGGGATGAATATTTGGTGAATATTGGAAGAAAGTTGGATGATGTGATGTGAGATATTAGGTGATAGGATGTGGGATATTAGATAAAAGGGGAAGTTTTGTAAAAGATAATAAAGAGGATGAGATGATATGATATGAAAGATTAGATAAAAGGGAAGGAAGGGAAGGAAGGTAGAGAAGGATATGGGAAGAAGTGATATGATGTATTAGGTTATAGGAAGGGAGGAAGATGTTGTGGGGTGTATTAGGTTTACACCTATAAACCTAGGCCACATAATACGCGACACTAGATGGCAAATATTTACAGTCGAAGTTTTGCAAAACATAAAAAAGTGATGGTTTTTTAACACCATATAATAGCTGTTATATGGTATTTCATCGAATATCACAAAATGATAGATTTTTAACAGACAGTATCAAATATCAATCAAAAATATTTCAAAATGCTATAATATTGTTGTATATCTAACATTTTCCAATATTTTCCAGTAGGGGGGGTAGGTTTCAGATTACAATTGTAAACTCTGCCAATTTTTGGTATTAGTACCACCAATACACAACCCCATAACCAATCCCAAACTTTTCCCAAACTTTCCATAACTTTCTGTAAGTTACCTAATGGAAACAAAAAGTTTTACAAAACTTTCATAAAGTTTTTCACCTCTTTTGGCAAAGAAGGATATTCTTATTTGAAAAAAGAGGTGAAAAACTTTTCAACATCAACACAACCATAATTCCTTTCTGGAGCGACAGCGACAGAAAGCGTTGCTTTCTATGCAAATCAAATATGAAATTTATGTACCTCTTTTGGCATAGAAGTGATTCTTATTTGAAAAAAGAGGTACATAAATGTATCTACACAAATCAATACATCAATCAATTGGCAGAGGCGCGTAGCGCACCTCTATGCAGACCCAAACCATCATTATAACTATTACTGAATAGAAAGGAATTATTATTATGGATATTACTTTCAATACCCCCCTATCTTATCAACAACTTTGTAATCAACTACAAATAGAACCAAAACAAGGAGGAAAAAACAGAACCGTTCAAATCGAACAATTAAAAGAACAATACGAAATAGAAAAACTTTTAGACCAAAGGGGTAAATACATCATCCATCGTGAACTATCTCCTGAAGAAAAACAATACATTCAAGACAGTAAAAACTATTCTAACTACATTACTAATCTACTCCTAAATATTATAGCAGAAGAACATAGTGCCACTTGTACTTTTACTATTAGAGAACTAAGAGAAAGAACAGGAATGGTCAATGAAGAATATTTCCCTGTTAAATATCATAAACACGATATAACAATAAAAACCCCTTCTAATTATACTGGCAACACCAATTCTACCAAACAGGAATGGATAGGCATTTCTGATAAAATGGATGAAGCCATTATCAATTATTGTTTTACAAAACTAAAAAAGAAAGGGCTGATTGAATACTACAGTTCTTATAAGTTTTATAAAATAGAACAATCTTCTGATAATTCAATATTCTATCCACCCCATATTCTTACTGAAGATGAACTAAGTGACTTCTTACAACTTCAAGCCGAAACATTAAAACAATTAGGGCTGAAAAGCAAACAAGAACTTCACTATTGTTCTGAAGGGCAAAGGGCAATTTATTACGATAGGATGAACGAATATGTTAAATCTAAAGGTTATACTAACTATGCCAGAGCAATAACAATTATCAAACCTAAAGAATTACATAAATTAGTAGGCTATTATTCTGAACGATTCAATAAACTGCAAGTTCAAAAATATCTTAAATCTAAAAGATTTAAAACCATCCCCCCCTTTCTGCATGAAAGTATGGTGGAAAAAGTAATAGAAAAAAGGCCGATTTAATCATTGCGATTAAACTGGCCTTTTTATTCATTGTAATAATCTTCTATTAGTTCAAATTCATCTGCTTCTTTATTTGGTTTTATTGGATAATCTTTTATAGGGCAGGAATCTAAAACACCATTATTTATATCGTTTAATGACATAGGGGTTTTTGTGATTGATTGTTTCCAATATTCCAAAGGGCAAGTATAAAAATCAAAGTGGTCATAATCTTCTTCTATATGCTGAAGGACAGGGCACTTTACACATTATTCTGCAAGAAATTTCTTTAATCCATCTTTTCTGTTTTCCTTAATAGCAATAATACATCCAAGTGTCATATCATTCATGTTTATTCTTCCCCTTATTGTTCTTTTTGTTCATATAACAATTTAAATCTTAGCTGTTTCTTTCCTTCATATTCTACAATATCATTCCACATATTAACAGGGTGCACCCATCTAATATCGTTTACAGTACCAAATTTAGTATAAACCACCATATCTTCTTTTGTTTCTGTATGTTTGGTTATATCCAACACATAGTATATATTACCTTTGAAATGTCTATATACTTGTCCTTTACAAATATTATTCATACTTTTATTCTTCCGCCTCGATGACGGTGGGAACGTTTTTGATGCTCTCTCGCACTTCTTCTACTCTTATCCAGTTTTCTCCATCTTCCGTTGTTGGAAGTGTTCTTATTCAACCAGAACAAGCAGTCGCAATAGCATACTTCCTGTCTATCAAATCCCCATGCGGCGGGACGGGGACAAGAGGACAACGCTCTGGTCTTGTTACCATGTATATGCGCTCTCTGCACCACGCCAACCGCAACGGACAAGCACCGCAGTTGTTTGGGAGCGGGAACCCCTTAATCAGTACGCTCATGCTTCCTCCTTCGGCGGCTCTGCCACAAATTGACCGCTATATCCCAGCGCGGCGTTCATTTCGTCTGTCAGTCCGCATTCGTCATAGGCGTCTTGTTCATCGCCCGTGTTAAGAAAAATCCATGTGTGCATTGCTTTCGCGGCTTTCAACAGCTCTTCTATGGCATCGGCGGCTTCCATAACCATCGGTGCTTTGTCGTACTTCTTCCGCAACAGGGCTACCATTTCCTCATACATCGTCAATCCCTCTTTTCTAGTGCGTCCGTTATATTTATCCACAGTCTGTCATTCCTTCCGCATTTTAATTCAAAAAATCATTTTCCAAATCAGCGGCAAAATTCAAAAGATATTCACTAGCCAAATCCCAAACTTCGGCTCTAACATCATAATGTCGTTTTTTATCTTCTTCGTTTTTCATTTCACAATAAGACGCTTCTTGTCGCCAATCTTCTGAAAGCTGTCTAATTCTATCAATGATTTCTATAGCTTCTTTATGTTCAATATTTTCTTCACTTCGCTTATAGCAATCTTCACAACGCCCATCATAGTAAAAGATTTCACTAATTGTCAATTCCTTATTACAATTAATACAATGACCATTCATTTCATTATCCTCCTTATTGATATTCATATCTTTTCTTTTTATCATATTTCTTTTTTCCTTTTGTCTTAGCAATGTGGAAGTTGTTATTTTTTCTTTTGTTCCTTTCCTTGCAATTTACACAAAGCCATTCACCTTCACCGCAGTATTCCCCGCAAGAAATACAAAAAGAATCAAAATCATTACTCATTATTATTCTCCAAGTACAAAATTAAATTGGGATTATTGTAAATATAATTTTTTGTTGATTGTTGTGCTAAAAACCAAAAATTAGAATTTTTATATCGAACTAATAATTGATTATTTTGAAATTTATAAATCAATCCTTCACAATTTCCCAAATCAATAATAAATTCTTTATTATTCATCTTCAGGTGGTGTAAATTGATAGCGCCAATGCGTTACATCAAACATAAGGATTCCATCATAGTCACAAATGAAACAATCACAATCTTCATCCCAATAAACAATTCCAATCATTTGTTGATTGTTTTCTTTAGAAAAGGCAACAACATTTCCTTCTGGGATATTACTTTTATCAATTTTGTGCCAACTTTCATTTTTCCACCAGCCCACAGATTCTTCCCCTGTAATACTATTGGACAAAACTTGAACAGTACAATCGTCATAAATTTCTTCTTTATCAAAAATATTCGTGTTCAAAGTTCCACCGTCCATTTTTATTCTTCTCCTTCTTCAAAAATTATATTTTTTTCGCAATATTTTGCATATTGATATTCTACTTGAGCGCCAACACTATCTTTCCAATCTTTTAACATATAAACAGAATCACAGCATTCTAGCATGGAAAATCCAATCTTCATATATTCTTCATTCGTCATGCCAAATGGAAGAATCGCTGGATTAAGAACTGTATATCCAAGTGAACTAAGTTTTGAAGCTACTTTATTAAATTTTTCGTGATAATTGGGGTCATTAGTAATTTTACCAGAAATAAAAATTTTCATAATAATCCTTTCTTTTAACCATAAGCGAAGTATGTAATTGAATGAAAATGTGAATTTTTTACTTCTATAACTTCATAATATTCTGTACCCAATTCTGGATAGTTGCTTTGATACAAAACATTTTCAGGACATTCCACTTTTTCACAATATGCTAAAATGGCATTTTTAAAACATCGTTTCATTTCTTTGTCAGAAGTTAAGTAATTGGGTAGATTTTCTACATAAGAAGGATTGTATTGATTTTTTTGAGTAATTACTTCTTTAATTGTATCTGGAAATTCATCAGAATTTTTTCTATTAATAATAACTGCCGCAACTAACTGTTGGTGTCTATCTGTACAATTGTTTGATTCTGGATATATCACATTAGCTAAAATCTTAACTTCTTCAAGTTCAGTATACCAAAGAAAAGACGCTTCTTGAATAATTGGATTATCTTCTTCAAGTCCAATTTCTCTAGCCAATTCTGCGATTTGATGAAGTTTGTGCTGTGTTGGTGTCCATTCATCTTTTGGGGTTGCTCCCACTATAAAAGAATAAAAAACAATTATGATACATATGAATATAATTTTATTTTTAATTCTTTTCATTTTTCTTTTCCCTCGCAAATTTCATTCTTTCTGCGGCCTTGATTTTATTTTCTTCGGTCATTGTTTTCTTTGGAGAGGGGAATTTAATCCATTCAGAAGGGAATTGTAAATAAATACTTCCATCTTCATTTGTGTATAATTTAGTTTGTTCAGGATATGAATCGTGAAGTTTAATAGCTTTGTTGGTATATTTTCTTACAGAAGAAGTAAGAGAAGCAATACCACCTTCTGTATAATTGATACAAAATTCTTTATCACCAGCGAAATCACTTGTTTTCATTTTCAATCTCCATTACGGTCATTAAACAATAATTTGCCATATCCATAAGAGTATCAATGATAGATTCATCTTTAACTTCGGCCTTTGCACCTTTGGCTAAATTTACGAGTCTATTATACTTATCTCCGATTCGTGTTACAGCAGAAACAATACCCAGTTCCTGATACATTCTACTGAAAGAATCGCCATAATCATTGTTTTTCTTAATGTAAGTCTTATGATTTTGTACGCTAAGTTCTGCGTGTCGCTTAATTTTGTCCATTGGCTTTGCAACCTCCTTTAACTTTGGGTGTATTATACCACAGAAACAAAAGAAAGTCAAGAAGAAAAATGATTTTTCTTAGAAATTTATTTTAATCGCCCCCCTTTATATTTTTGTATATTAAACATTTAATTTATTCACTTTGTTCATAAATTAAATGTTTAATATACAAAAATAATATAAAAATTCTATTGACAAATAAGAAAAAATATGTTATAATATATATAAAATGTATATATATTATATATAATATATATAATTTAATATATATAATTTGAAGTTAAAAAATATAAAAATAAAAATAACAAATGATTGACATTTAATGGAAAATATGATATAATATAGCAAAAGGGGGTGAAGAAAATTAGATGGTATGAATTTGAATATAATACACCCAATTTATCAATGCAACAAAGATTAAGATATGAAAATGGTGATGATTCTTTCTATGAAGAATTTTATAATATAGAAAATACAAGGTTTATACAGGAGGACGAAGTTTGGAATTTGAAAACGGAGTTAGAATAAAAAATTTAGAAGCTGGGGCTTTGTATGAAAATAATTTAGGTGTAAGGGAATCGTTTAGATATACTAATGCAATGATGACCAATAGTTTGTTTCTTGATTATCTTTTGGAAAATGGCCTAAAGATTTGGAAAGGAACAATGACAAGAGATATTATAGGGATAGACTTTGAATGTGGTTCTAGGTCTTTTGAAGAAGAAATAGACCATTTAGAAAAAACTAAAAAATTTTATGAATCACAAGGCATACAATCTTCTGTTGATAAGTTAGAAAAGTTAATTGCTGAAGCACAAGAAAATAAAGAAAAATACGACAAAAAATCCAAAGAACAAATAAGGGAAATTTTTTATAAAGATGGTGTGAATGTAACTTATGTTACTAAAAAGAAAAATGGCGAAATAAAAAAGAAAGAAACTATCCATTATAAAATGCTTTATCGTTCTACGGGGAAAGCAAAGAAAGGTTCTTGTGTTTTTATAAAAGATAGATTATATAATAGGGCAATAGATTTTTTGAAAATGGGAATTAAGTTACCATATGATAATGCTCCTATAGTTGAAATTTCTGCCTATGCTCCTTTGGTTGCTAGTTCTATTGTGGACAGAATAAAAATTGCACCAGAAAATATTTTAATTATTAAAGATGTAGATTCGTTTTTCAAAACTAATGTGGTTAGTATTGAAATAGATAAAAATAAACATTGCTTAGCTAAAAATATAAAAGACTATCAATTAAAGAATACACTGTTTGATGGACAGGCTTTAATAGATAAAAGTATTTTTCCTTCTTGGGGTAATGGGTATCTTTTGTTAAGACAGCATTTTTGTAAAATGGCGGCGTTTTGTTGTGACATTCAAGGTTATTTTAAAGATTATTTTGGCGATATTTATGAATATGCAGAAGTTATTGATATGTTTGGTAATAAACATTGGGCCAAAGATATAAAACTTATAACTACCGATAATGCAGTTAAATGGTTAAAGTTTGGTGTGAGTTATGAAGATTGGTGTAAGAAGGTAAGAGATAGTCATTGTAATTTTGGAATAGTAAAAACGGCACACAAAAGTAAATTGGGCGAAGTTCAAAGAATGAGTTATCAAATGGTGAATGCTTTAGATGTTGATATTATGAACAATGTTATGGCTACTAGTGTTGATTATATCCATTCATTAAAAAAAGACGATGAAGTGTTTTTAGATTATTTAAGAAAGAATGTAAATTTTTCAAATGATTATGATGTGCTGGTTGCATTAGTAGAACAAAACCACGATTTTATTTATTCTGAATATTTTAGGCAAAGACGGAAAGCTATTATTTCTGCTTATACTTTAAATTTTAAATCTGGTCATGTTAATCAAAATGGTGATAATTTAGTAATTGTTGGTTCGCCTTACGCTATGCTTATGGCTAGTGTTGGATTAAACCCCGAAGATGACCCAACATTTGAAGTAGAAGATGGCGCAATTCAATGTTTTACAGAACGGTTTGAAAACGGAGAATATTTAGCAGAATTTAGAAGTCCGTTTAATGCCAAAGAAAATATGGGTTATTTACACAATGTTTATAATCCTTTGTTAGAAAAATATTTTGATTTGGGTGAACAATGTATAGCAGTTAATTTGGTACACACTGATTTTGAGGACAGGAATAATGGGAGCGATATGGATTCCGATTCAATTTATTGTACTAACCAATCTGATATAGTTGCTTACGCAAAATATTGTTACAGCAATTATCCAACTATTGTAAACAATATTCCTAAAGAAAAACAAACCTATAATAACACGCCTTTACATTTTGCTATGATGGATAACAAATTAGCTCAAGCACAAATGGCAATAGGAGAAAGTAGTAACTTAGCACAAATAGCATTAACCTATACATATAATTTTCCCAAAGAAAAAAAGTACAAGGATTATGTTTGTATACTTTCTGTGGTTGCACAAATAGCTATAGATAATGCTAAAAGACAATATGATATTGATATACCAGAAGAAATAAAAAGAATAAAAAATGATATGGATGTAAAGTCAAATGGTTATCCAGCTTTTTGGTCAATTATTCGTCCTGAATTTGATAAGAAAAAAATAAATTTTAATTTAGATTGTCCTATGAATAGATTGTATTCAACCAAAATAGCTAAATATCATTCTTCAAAAGCTACTATTTCAATGAATTATTTTTATCAATCTTACCCCATAGAATCTACTAGACGCAAGTGTAGAAAGGTCGAAGAACTTATAAATAAATATAGATTGAACCTTTTTAATAACATGAATGAACAGGACAGTTATATTTTATTGAGGGATGATTTTGATAGATTGATTGAAGATATTAGAAAGGTTTATTTATCAAAAAGTTATCTTGGGCTGACTTCTTGGCTGATTGATAGAGCTTTTTGTATTTCTAATTATGCAAAAATGTGTGCTAACAGGGAAACAAATAAAACCAATTCGGGACTAGGAAATAATCGTGCGCTGTTGCTAAAAGTGCTTTATAAAATTTCTCCTAAGTCTGTGTTGGAAGTGTTTAATAATGGGCATTGTTAAGTCACCTAATGGAAAGAAAGTGCAATTTTGCACAAGTAATCCACCGCTGATTTTCCAATGCGGAAGAAATATGGAACAGGCTTGTATTTGGTAGGCTCTGGTGCATCGGAGCCTACTAGCAATAAAGAAAAGGATAGAAATAAAGGAAATGAAAAAGAAATTAAAATTATCTAATAAAGAATTGCTAAAAGAATTAAGTGAAAGAACTGGGAATAGCGTAGCCAATATTAGTAGAATTTTTAGCTGTTATGAAGATATTGTAGCCCAATGTATAAAGAATAAAATAGAAGTATCTATTGGTAAATTAGGCACTTTTACATTTAAAGAAGTTCTCCCTAGAGATTACATGGAATGGAAAGGATTTATGGGGGATAAACAATACGCTATTTTCTTTCAAAAAAATACAGATGGTTTTGTAAAAGCTAAATTTAGATTAAATCAGAGTTTTGCTAGAACAGTTAGAGAACAAACATGGGTTCCTTATGGCTCTGTGGCTTCTGGCGAAAATGTTTATGTAACTTCGGAAAACGATGCTAATAAACCTAGAATAGATTTTAAGAAATATATAGAAGAAACAAGATTAGCAAAAGGCGAAGATTTAAATCTTCAAGAAGAAATTGAAAATATAAATCCTGAAGAAGACGAATATGATTCTGTAATTTTAGGAGAAGAAGAAAATGAAAATTAAATATGATGAAAAAGATTTCTTTCTTCTTGCTCAACGAATGGCAGATTGCAAAAATGTAAGTGTTACAAAGTGGTGGAATATATTTTATGAAGTGATTTTGCGACAGTTATATATAGCGGGTGCTGTTTATCTTCCAAATATAGGATGGATTGAATTAAAGAAAAAAGAAGGTCGTGTCTTTAGTCGTAAGGGCGCAGATGGAAGTATTGAAATAGTAGATGTTCCAGAAAGGAATATGCCTGTGTTTAAGCCCGAAGATGATTTTGTTAATGATGTTAATTTGGTTGGCGTTACAAAAAATTATAGACAAAGGGTTAAAAATGGCGCTTTGACAGTTAGGGACAAAGAAAGGGAAAGAAGAACCCAAGCCATGTTAGGTGATAATTTTTATCTTAGTGAAAAAGCAAAAGATAAACGGGCAGAAGTATTAAAAGACGAATTTGAAGAACGATTAAAAGATATGCGAAAGAATTTTGAAAAAGAATTGGAGGCTTCATTGGAAAATGTTGGAACGACAGAAGAATGAAAGTTATATTCAATATTGTATTCGATTGACACAAGAATTGAATAATAAAAATATTTCTTATAGTCAATGGGCTGAAAATCTTTTTGGTAAAATTTGTTATGGTGATGAAAATTTAAGAAGGGTTAGTAATGTTTTCAATTTATTTTTAGATAATATAATTAGCGAAAAGATTACTGACGCTTCTGAAGAAGATATATTAAATTTATTAAAAGAAGAAAAAAATCAAATTATTAAAGAAAGAAAAAAACTACAGACAGAAAATTTACAATATTCAGAAAATCAACGCAATGAAGCAAGAAATGAACTTTTTTACGAAAAAATAGTTGAAGCGATTGGCAATTTACAACCCATTCAAATAAAAGATTTTCAATGTTCTTTGCCTGTTGGAAGTAGTGGGCTTTTGTGTGTTTATGATTTACACGCTGGTTCTACTTATGAAATTAAAGGATTGTATAATGAAGTCGTAAACAAATATGATTTTGAAACAATGCAAAATAGGTTATGGTATCTTTTAGAACAAATGGTTGCCGATGATATGCCTTATGATGATTTAACTATTGTATTTGGCGGAGATTTAGTTGAAAATATTTTAAGAATGTCTAGTTTAACAAAGTTGCGGGAACCTGTTATAGATACTGTAATTAAACTTTCTGAATTTTTGAGTCAATGGATTGTTTGCGTTTATCAAAAACTTAATATACCTATAAATGTAGTTGTTATTGGTGGGAACCATGATATTAACCGCATTCTTGGGTCAAAGAAATATTTGCCAGAAGAAAATCTTTCAAAAATAATTTGTGAATTTTTAAAATTAAGATTGAAAGATATAAAGTATATTTCTGTTGATGACTATACAGAATGTGCTATTAAAACCATAAAACACACAAATATTATGTTTGAACATGGCGAAGTTGACCCTTCTGTTACTTTAGATTATTTTTCTAATCTTTATAATATAAATATTGATGAAGGATATTTTGGACATTTGCATAGACAAGAATCAAAATCTGTTGGTATTGCAGATGTTGGAGATAGAATGGTTTATCGTGTCGGTTCTATTTGTGGTATAGACCAATATGCAAAACAATTAAGAAAAGCAAATAGGGCTTCTGCTACTTTTGCAACATATACAGACAATGGGCGTGATTGGGCTAAAACTTATTATTTAAATTAAGTTTAGCTTTCACAATAAATTCCGAAAGGAGGACTACCTTGTATTATTATTCTTGGGGAAATACTAAGTTTAATTAAGGAGGTGGTCGGGGGATAATTCCCCTATCTACTGTAGGTCGAACAGCAGTATCGAAACCACAGTTTAAAATTAAATATGGAAACATTGTGGGGGCTGGATGTTTTTCAGCCCTCAATGTTTTTGGAGTGAATTTTATGGAAGTTAAAAAGGAAAGATTTTGCCCTTATTGTGGGCAAGTAAAAGGATTACAAAATTTTATTGTTGATTATAGGAATAAGGATAAGTATTTACCTTTTTGTAAAACTTGTACTGATTTTATTGTAAATAAAGCGTCTGATAATCAACTAAGTGTAGTTGGTATTTGGGCGGCGGCAATGGTAAATAATGTTCCTATGATTAAGTATATTTGGGATGAGGCAAAAAAAACAATTGCTGAAACCAATCCTAAATCCCCTTTTGCTGTTTACTATAGAATTATGAGAGAAAAGTTTGGTAATTATGAAGGGGTTTGGCAAAGTGATTGTTGGGTTGGTGATTTTTTAAAAGTTGTCGCTAAAAATGCTGAAGGGACAATTATCCCTTCTGTAGATAAAATACAATCTTTAGTAAAAGATTGGGGAAAGTTTTTAAAAGAAAACGGCGAATATGATTATGAAGCATATGATTATTTATCAAAAAGATATGAAGAATATGTAGAAAATACACAAGGTTTAACAAATGCTATGTCAATGCAATATAGAAACTTGTGCAAAGCTGAATGGTTGAAAATAAAGGCTGACGAATCGGGCGATATAACTGAAGTAAGCAAAGCACAAAAACTGTTAGATAGTTTGTATTCACAATTAAAATTAGATGATTTTGCTGTTGAAAAAAGTGATACAGATAGATTTATTGATAGATTGATTTGGAGAATAGAAGAAACTGAACCCGCAGAAATTGAAGATGAAAATAAATATGTTGATGTGGCTGGGCATGAAAGAAATTACAATTCTATTATGCGTTCTTTGAAAAATATTGTGGCAAATAGTAGGGATTATCCTGAAGTGCCTACAGAGGAATTATAATGCCAGCACAATATAATATAAGAAATGGATTAAGGCAACAATATCTTAAAAAAAGTTTAACTACTACTGCTGTTAGTGATAATACTGGTTTATTGCCTTATCAAAAAGAAAATGTAAAAAAGTGGGTAAGTTTTTACAGAAGAAACTTTGATATTTTTGCAGAAGAAGTTTTAGGAATAAAACTTTATGATATTCAAAAAATGAAAGTCCATATGATGGGGATAAGTGATACTTATTTTGATATTTCTACTCGTGGTTCTGCAAAATCATTTTTAGTTGGTGTTGGAGCAATTTGTAAATTTTGCTTATATCCTTATTCTGAAATTGTTATAACTTCTTCTACTATTTCACAGGCTTCTAAACTAGTGGAAAAAAAGATAAGGGACGAAATAATAAAAAAGTTAAGCCCCTATTTATTATATCTTTATAGCCATGAATATATTTTGATTTATAAAAGTAATACTGAAAGTGGTGGTTATACCATTGAAAATAAATTAAATGGTTCCACTATTATAGTATTACCTTGTTTGGAATCTAGTCGTGGCGCAAGGGCAACTATGGTAGTTTTTGAAGAAGCCAGATTATTAAAAAAGACTATAGTGGATTCTGTGTTTTTGCCAATGCTACATACAAGGCCAGCTAAATTTTTATTAGATAAAAAGTATCAAACAAAAAGATGGTTAAACAAAGAAAAGGGACAAAGCATTTATATTACTAGTGCGAGATTCCGTTATGAGTGGTTGAATTTTTAGACCACTATAAACCCGTTGAACTGCTGGAAACCCCTTAGAGCTATATAAACTACAACATAAGGATGAAATATACCTAAGTGTGAATGTTTGAAAATTATATGGATTGGGCAATCAGCAACGAAGTTCCAAATAGGAAAACGCTCAACGACTATCCTGAAAAGGAGTACACTACAAGCGTTTGGTAGTGGAAGTGGCGGGTGTTTTTATATATCAATTACTTTAAAATAAAAAGTGGTGAAACTAATATTTAATCAAAATCAAAAAGTTAAAGTAAAATGGAATAGTTATACAAGAAAATATTTTGAAGAACTTGGATATACATTTTCTAAGTTAGGTGAAGAATTTGAAGTTTTTGCGTATGAATTGCAACCGTATTCTAATGTAAAAATAGAAGTGGTGTGCGATTATTGTGGAAATATTTATTATCCAACCTATCATAATTTTTATAAGAAAAAAGATAAAAAACATTGTTGTAGAAATTGTGTTTCTAAAGTATCAAAAGAAACTTGTTTAAAAAAATATGGTAAAGAACATTATTCGCAAACCATCGAAAGCAAAGAGCATAAAAAACAAACTTTTATAAAACATTATGGTGTAGAAAATCCTTCTCAGTCAAAAGAAATTCAAAATAAGAAAAAAGAAACAAATAAAAATAAATTTGGTAAAGAATGGTTCGTTGAATCGGATGAATTTAAAAAACAAAATTTAATTCGTTATGGTGTAGAAAATCCGATGCAAAATCACGAGGTAAGAGAAAAGGCGGCTAAATCCATTACGGCGAATAATAATTATCCAACTTCAAAAGAAGAAAATAAATTTATTGGAATTTTGAAAGATATTTTCGGAGAAGAAAAATGTTTAATAGGTCAATATTGCAGAAGATATGTTTTAGATTGTCTATTAATTGTTGAAGATATTAAGATAGATATTGAATACGATGGTTGGTATTGGCATAATTTGAAGCAAGATTCTGATAAAGTTAGAGATGAATATATGCTGTCGAAAGGGTATAAAGTTTTGCGATTTGTTTCTAAAGGAACTATGCCACAAAAAGAATTGATTATTGATTGTGTAAAACAACTGTGTGAAACCAATCAAAAATTTTTACAAATTCAAATTGATATATAAAAACAAAGATATAGTCTATTCTTATATGAAAATATAAGTTTTATAAGCATGAAGTTGCGATTCATGTTAAATGAAAAAGTTTTAAAGAATTTAAAAATACTGTCGCTGGATATTATACTTCCAAGCATGAAAAATATATTCCTTTTGCAGAAGATATTTTTGCGGCAATTGAAGAAGGAAGTAGGACTTGGGCAGATTATAGAAAAAGCAAAAAACAAATGTCTGTTTTAGACTTTAATGCTGAAATTCTAAATCAAATGATTGGTGAATCAGAATCTTCATTCTTTAGTTATAAAGAATTTAATGAAAATAGAACTATGAAACAAGCATTTGTCCCTCCTAAACCATTAGACATATTTTTAGATAATGATTTGGGAAATCCTAAACCCGAAGATACTGAAATTAGATTAATTGGTATTGACTATGCTTTTGCGAATACTACTGGTGGGACAAAGAATGACGCAACACAGATAATGTGTATGTCGCTTCATTGGAAGAATCGCCACTTTGAAAGGCACATTGATTATATTGAAGGTCACGAAGCGAGTGATAGTATTGGTGCTAATAATAGATGCAGAGAATTGGCATGGGATTATTCTATGGGTGCTGAATTTTATGTAATTGCTGATACAAGAAGCGGTGGAGAAACGCTTTTTAATAGAATGACAATGCCTTGGAAGAATCCAAATAGAGAAGGATTTTGGGATGAAAGAGGTTTCGGTGTTGCTACAAATCCTAGGCTTCATGTTGTTACTGAAGCAAAGTTGGAAGATTTAAGAAATAGAACAATTGATGCTGATGCAGTTTCTTGTATAGTTCCTATTATTGGTTCTTCTGAATTAAATAGTTCTTGTTGGGTATCTTTAAAGAAAAATTTAGAATTAAATAATATAAAGTTTTTAATTTCCCCAGAAGATAAACAAACAGAACTAGAAGATAATGGGAAATATTATAAAATTACTAGTGAAGAACTTGCAGATATTTTATATCCACATTATATGACAGAAAATTTAATTCAAGAAGCGGTTGGATTAACTTCTGAAATTAGGGATAATAGAATTAGGTTACATGAAGTTGGCACAAACACCAAAGACTTAATTGTTCTATTGTCTTATTTAAGTTATATTGCAGATAAATTAGAAAATGAATATAATAAATATTTTTATGAAGAAGAACATACAGATGATAATGAACTGTTACAATTAGTTTTTTAAGAAAGGAGGGGCATTTTTGGCAGAAGAATTAACAAGAAGCCAAGTAGAAGAAATTGTTGAATTTGTAAATGGTCTTAGGAATGCTTCTAATTATAATTATGTGTTGAACGAAAGACAAGGGTTTTATAGTCCTTTTCTTCAAAATCAACAATTAAATCAATTAAATAATAATCCTTTAGTTCCTTCTTCTATGGAGAAGATAGAAACTGCGCTTGCACAATATAAAGACCAAGGAATTGTATTACAGGGCTTTACTGAATTTATGCAAAAATGGGATATGATTTTTACTAGGGTTTTAAGGTCTTATAGTGATATATTATCTTTTGATTTACAGATAGTTCCTAAAGGTGAATATACAAAACAAGAATTAAATTCTAATGAATTTTTAGAAGATAAGAAAAGAATTTATAGATTTCTTGACGCTTTTGATTATAAGAATGAATTTCATAAAATGTGTGTTGAAGTAATGCGTCACGAAATAGTTTATACTTGGTTAAGAAAAACAAAGTGGAATAATCAAGGTATGAAGGGTACACTTCAAATTATGCCTCAAAAATATTGTATGCTGACAGGGTATTGGGAAAAAGGATTACTCTTTGATTTTGATATGAGTTATTTCTTAAATCCCGGCGTAGATATTGATGGTTTTGACCCAATATTTAAGAAATATTATAATGAAATGTTTACTAATGGGGAATATGCAAATTATATTCCAACTGCGCCCTTTACAGACAGAACAGGAACCTATGCCCTGTGGCATCAAACTTCCCCAGAAGATGGGGCGTTTTGTTTTAAATTTGATACAAGTAATTTCAATAACACTCCTTTCTTAGCTCCATTTATAAAAAACTGTTTTACAAATGATGAAATTGCCAATTTACAAAAAGACAAAGATATGATTTCTGCGTATGCAATTTTAGCTGGTGAAATTAGACTGTTCGACAATGCAAAGTCTGGTACGGTTAAAGACCAATTTGCTATTGCTCCTAATACATTGGGCAAGTTTATGGGTTTGGTCAAAAATGGGTTAGACAAACATATTAAAGCGGTTGCCATGCCTACAGAAAACACAGACTTTTATCAATATAATGACAGTAATAAAGATATGTATAATACACATTTGAGTGCTGTTGCGGGTGTTGGTTCTGGATTATCCAGAATAATTTTTAGTTCTGATAGAATGTCTAATGCTGAAATTCAATATGCTGTAGAAACTCAATATAATTTGATGAAACCAATGTATGCCCAATTTGAAAATTTCTTAGATTATTTTGGTAATAAATTAACGAGGAAATATAAGTTTAGTTTTATTCTTGATGGGTGTGCTTATGAATTTGAAAAAGAAAAAAGAGTAGATAGGTTAATCAAATTAGCTGATAAAGGTATGATTCTTGACCCTAGCGCTTATGCTTTCATAGCAAATATGCGTCCACAAGAATTTGAAAGGTCTTTGGCTTCGGCTCAAGCCAGTAAATGGTATTTGAAATTAGGTTTATTCCCAAATACAAATACTGCTTCTAATGGGTCTGATGGTAGACCAACTTTACCTTCTGATGAATTGTCCGATTCTGCTGAAGAAAGTAGAAATCAATAAGGGGATAAATATGGTTATTCGTGGAACTCCAAAAAATATAGAAGATTATTATATAGCAGATAGTGAAATTGCATTTAAGTTGCAACAAGCAGGTATTAGGTCTGCTTATATTGATGAAGATGCTGTTTATTTTAAAAAGAATAAAAAGCTAATTCAAGTTTTACAAAAATTCGGCATTGCTGAATTTTAATATAATAAAAAAGAGGTGAAGTGTGGGTGAGTGAAAATGTGAAGTTTGCGGTTAGTGATATAAGGATTAAAGAAATAGAAACTTATGACGAAGAAGAATTTGCTGTTGCGAGGATAGGTTTTTTAAGTTCTCGTCCGAATGCACATGGACTTCAAATTTCTAACGAAGTTTTATTAGCCAACGCTTCTACCGTTCTTGGAAAATTTTTGGTTGCAAAAATATCCCCTATTACTAATGATGCTGAATCCCATGACCCCAAGGAAGTAATATATGGTTATTTTCCAAAGGAACAAGAAATTGTTTTTGTCGAAGAAGAAGGGTATCTTAGGGCTTATGCAGATGCAGTAGTTTCAAAAATTTATGGCAAAAAGTTTTATAATATTTTTGAAGATGATGATACTAGGGATGTTTCTGTAGAAATGACAGTTTTAACAGAAAACGGCAATGACACAAATGATGTTGTTGAATCTTTTAATATTGTTGGTGTGACTGTTCTTGGTCGTTCTGTACGCCCATCGTGTCCAGAATCCACTATAGAAATGATTAGATTTAGTGAAAAAGCAACCATATATTTTGAAACAATAAAAAAAGAAGAACGGAGAAGTAATATGGCTGAAGAAAATTATGTAAACCATCCTATAGACGAATCTAAAGAAGCCGTTTATGAAGGAGAATGGGATGGGGAACAAGCTAAACAAGATTTAATCAAAGAAGAAAAATATGAAACGCTTGCCCCCAAAGTTTGTCTGCGCCTTGAAGAAGGGTGGAAAGATAGACAGGTTACAAAATTAGGTTATCCTGTCATGTGCTTAAATGACGGTAAGTGGGTTTATTCCCATAAGGGATTAGCTTCGGCTCTTGGTTATGCAAAGCAACATGACGATAACGATATAGTCAGCAAGGTTGAGGCAATTTATAAGAAACTTGGCCTTGACTCTGATGGAAAGGAGGAAAGTGCCAAAATGAGTGAAATTGAATTTGCCGCTGTTGATATTGGTGCTCTTTGGGATAAACTGTGGGAAGCCTTAAGGGATAGATACCCCTATGAAGATTATGGTTCTTGGTATTGGATTGATTCTATTTGGGAAGAAGATAATAAAAAGTTTGCTATTATTCGTAAGCGTGATACGGATGAACTTTATCGGTTGGATTTTAGTTATACTGAAGAAGGTTTAACTTTAGCTGAAGAAATTGTTGAAGTAAAAGTTGAAATTGTTGAAACAGATGTAATTAAGCGTTTTGCTGAACCAGAAGATATTTCTAAGTATCAAGAAACAAAATGTGAAGAAGTTTGTGCTAAGTGTGGGAAACCTATGGCAGAATGTGAATGTGAAGATTCAGAAGATGAAAAATCAGACGATGTTGAAGAAAATGGCGAAGTTAATGCTTATGACCTTTCTGCACAAATTTCTAAGCTGGAAGCTGATATTGCTGAACGTGATAATATTATAATGGAAAAAGATAAAGAACTTGAAGAATTACGGCAATATCGTGACGCAAAAATGGAAGAAGAAAAGGCTAAAGTTGTTGGGTCTGTTCTTAATTCTTTAGAAGATTTCATGGATAAGGCTGAAATGGAATCTTGCCGTACTGAAGGTATGGCTTGCAAATTTAGTGAATTAGATGCTTGGTCTAATAAGGTTAAGGCTTCGGTTGTTGATAAAGCCTTGAAGAAAGGTAAGAAGTCTACTGAATTTAGTAGGATTGCTGGGCCTGTTGACCTTGATAATAAAAAATCCAAAAATGTTTGGGATAGAATTTAATAAAAAAGGAGATAAAAAATTATGGCTTTTAATGGTTATGTGAATACTGGTCGTTGCATGGCTATGGATGTCGATGCACTTACTGCTACTGGTATCAATACTTCTACTGATATTCAGAATGGTTATTTTGTGACCCTTGGTGATTATCAGAATACTTCTGGCGCTATTAATGAATTTGTTTATAGTGTAACTCTTGCCGCCGCTTCTACTCTTGGCAACTGGCTTGTTCGTACCCCTGAAGTGGGTATCACAATTGCCGAACAGATGGAAGATGACCCCCGTTATTTTATCAATCATGCTGGACAGCCTATGCAGTTGATTCGTCCTATGCCCGGTGTTGATGAAATTGAAGTTACTGCTGAAACCCTGAGTGCTGTTGCCGCCAAGGGTGATTATTACACTCTGGTTGCTGGTAAACTTACTAAGGCTCAAGCCGCTACTACTTCTGCCACTTGCTTTGTGTGCCTTGGTACTCATACTATTAACTTTGGTGGTGCCGATGTGACCACTTATATTTTCCGTTGCGTTGCTAACTAATGCTATTTTCTGATGTTTTACAAAACTATAGATAAAGGAGATTAAAAATATGCTTTCTAATGAAATTATCGCTTTTGCCAATGGTCATACTGACCTTTATGAAGCCGCAGAGCGTTATTACCGTTTTGAAAATGAGCGTACTGGCGAGAATGCCGATAAGTTGACTAACGCTTATTTTGCTGAAATTGAACGCAAGTCTGGTGTTGTTCGTGAAGGTATGGATGTTATGGCTTGGGCCAATCATCCTTCCGTCAAGTGGGCGAGTTTCGCTGTACTGGACGCGGTAATTAACACCATTATTCCTGTTGTTACCCTTCCTCAGTTTGGTAATTTTGCTGATTTCCGTACTGTTGGTTATGGTGATATTGTTAAGTTTAAGGTTATGCCTCGTGGTCTTTACACCGTAAGTCGTGGAGCGCATGGACAGCGCACAGCTTTCCGTCAGAAGAAATACGCTTCTGATGTGACTGTTGCTCCTGTTGAACATATGGTTACTATCTATGTTGACTGGTATCGTGTTATGGCTGGCAAGGAATCCCTGCCTGAGTTCCTTAATCTTGTTCTTAATTCTGTTGAAAATGCCATGTATAGTGATGCCCTTGATGCTCTTGTGACTGGTATTGCTTCTGCTACTACTGGCGATAGCATTCTGCAAGCTAGTGGTGCTTTCGATATGACTAAGTTGCTTCAGATGTGTGAAAAGGTTGAAGCTCTGAATGGCGGTGCTCGTCCTATCATTGCTGGTTCTGCTTCTGCCCTGACCAATGTTGTTCCCGATGCTTCTGCTGGTTATCGTCTGAATACCGATGCCGCCAATGGCGTGATTGAAGTTCTGCGTTCTGCTTATGGCTATGATATTGTTAAGCTGAACAACGCTATTAATCCTGCTACTGGCGCTCTGAAACTTCCCAGCAATGCGCTGTTTGTTGTTTCTCCTTCTCAGGATAAACTTTTGAAGGGTGTTATGTCTACCGCGATTTCCAACTCTAACGATTACTTTGATAATGCTGACCTTACTCAGAATTTCACCTATCGCAAGGATTGGAACTTTGCTTATGCTTCTGCCGCTTACGCTGGCTATTACTACAGCATTACCTAAGTTTAAAAATTAGTTATTTATGGGGGAAGGGCAAAACACCTTTCCCCCATATATGAAATTAAAATGAAAGAAAGGGAAAAATATGGCTACAACTAAAACTACAAAAAATACTTCTACAAAAGAAAATGCTGAAACTATTTCTAAAACCAATCAATCCCCTTCTATTGAAGAATTGATGGCTCAAATTGCTGAACTTAAAAATCAAATTTCTAAAAGTAATACAGTCGTTGAAACTAAAGAAGAAAGTGTTTCCGAAGAAAAAATGATTCGTTTTATTTCGCTTGCTAGGGGTTCTGTGCTTTTGAAAGGTACTGCTAATCGTCCTTATGAAATTGAAGGGCGTTTTGCTGAAAGAATGTTTAGTGAAAGCGAAGCTAGAGCTATCGTTAATTTGATGGGCAATTATATGCGGGAAGGATTTGTTTATATTGATGATGCTAAATTTGTTAAGTCTGTTGGATTAGCTGACGCTTATAAAAATATTCTTACCCCCGAAGTTCTCAAGAATCTTTTTAATCAGAATCCCAATACAGTAATAAGTGCTTATGAAAATGCTACAGATGGTCAAAAACAGTTAATCATTGATATGGTTTATGAAAAGAAAAACAACGGAGAAGTTATAGATGCTAATATTTTAATGCAACTTGGCAAAATGTCAGGAATTGATTTATTAGACACAGAAGAGTAAGAGGTGATTCTATGGCAACAAGTTTTGATGTTGTTGAAGATTTAGGTCTTACTGTTATTGCAGATTATAAAATAGAAAAATTATTTACCCAACAGGGGGAAGAACAATTTAAAGCCTATTGTGATATTTTTCTTATGAATGCAATTAATAATTTTATTGATTGTAAACAAGATTTGACCTATGATTTATCTACCCGTACTTTTGATGAAGATTTAACTTCTTTAGAAATTAGTATTTTAGCTGATTATTGGGGAATTGCTTGGATGACGAGAAATGTCCAAGACGCTACACAGATTAGTCTAAAGTTGAGTACAAGTGGGGGATTTGAAACCCATAGTGAAGCCCAAAACCTTAAAGAAAAAAGTTCTTGGTTAGATAGGCTCCGTGAACGGGTGGAACAAAAAATTACACAATATCAATTATTGGATTTTTCTGGATATGAAGTTTGAGGTTGATTATGGACAAGTCTGAAGTTGTATCTCAAATTTTTAAAATATTATTGTTGTATGAAGATGTTTATAATGAAAATAATAATATTACAGAAAAAGATTATATTGGATATTTAGATAGATTGTATGTGTATTGGTTAGGCGTTGGTTCTTCTGAAATTTATAATATTATTAAGGGGCTTAGAATTTTAGGCATTGAAGCTGACCATAAGATTGTTAAATCTATGGTTTTTCATACTATAAATTTAATTGAAAAGGGGGATAAGGATGCCGTTTGAAATGTTTGAAACCATTTTGTCAAGTTCACCTTCTTATACCCCAAACAATTTTTATCGTGAATTAGAACAGGCTTTTATTGATAGTCAATGGGAAAATACAACTTCTCTTTTAACAATTCAAGAACAAGATGTTACATTACTCCAAGAAGATTATTTTCAAGATTTTACTTTTGAACCTATAGAAGTTTGGGTTGATACTGTTGTTGGACAAACTTCTACAGGGTCTAAAACTGGTAGAGATTTCCTTAAATTGATTTTTAAAGATATAAATCATCCTAAATATGAAGGTCGTTATTATATTGTTAATAATGAATATTATATTAGTTATTTTGATAATCGTGTTGTGGATGTAGACGCTAATTTAAGTGTGCGTAGGTGCAACCAATGGATGAAAATTGTTGACCCTATGAATGGAAGTATTTATCAAATTCCTGTCGTTGTGGATTATGATATGACAGCTTCTTCTAATAGGGTGACAAGTTCTGTAATTACTCCTAATAACCATGCTTCTGTTAAAGTTCAACAAAACGCATTCACGGACAGATTGTTTAAAACTAATGCAAGATTTATTTTGGGTGGTAGACCTTTCAAGATTACAGGTATGCAGAATGCTACTAATCAATTTATTAACAATGATTTGGCTAGTTTAATGGATATAGATTTGTTTTTGGATGAAATTTGGGAACAAGATAATCTTGAAGATGGAATTGCTTATAATGGAACATATGATTATATTGTTGATATTAACGGACAAGATATGGAACTGATTCCAAATAGTACAGGACAATTATATTCTAGTGTTCTTTTGAATGGAGAACAGGTAGAAAGAATCGTGTTGTGGAATACTTCTGATGAAAGTGTAGTAACAGTAACACAAGAAGGAGAATATAGTGTAGTTGGCGAAGTTGGGCAGACAGCTTATATTACTGCATCTTTGTACGGCAATGAAGATATTTTTGACAAAATAAACATTACTATTGTAGATGAATCTATGGTTCAAGCAGATGTTATTATTGACCCTGTAATTACTGGTATTAGAGAATATGAAAGTGTCCAAATAACTGTTTTGGGATTGTATAATGGCTTAACGGTTAAGCCAGATAATGTAACTTTAAGTCTTGACGCAGAAGTGTATAATTATTTAAATTATACACAAAATGATAATGTTTTTACTTTAACTTGTTTAAAAAGATGCAATAATGTTATCCCAATGATGTTTACAATAAGTTCTACAAATCCTGATTATACTGTTAGTAAGGTTGTAGAAATTAAATTAACAAGTCTATTAGGGTAAGGAGGATTTTGTATGTATAATAGTTTAAGTCGCTTACCTTTAATAGCTTATAATATTTTAGTGTATTTAGCAAAGCAATCTTCTGCTGAAGATATATGGAAAATGTTAAAATATAATGACTATAATTGTTTGTCAAAACCTAATTTGACTTTTAGTGAAAAAATGGAATTGATATGGAAAAATGGGCCACAAGAAAATTTTAGCGTTTTTCTTTCACCTTTAGTAGAAGATGCTGTGACCGAATCAAAATCTATTATGAAAATATATGATTATTATATCCAGCCTAGAGAAAGATATTGGAGTGCTGTTATTTTTGCTTTTGATTTTCTATATGGTGGAAATATGGCCTTGATTGATTATAAGGGTATTCCAAGTTCTAGGGGAGATGTTTTTATTCATAGTGTTTTATCTACTCTGAATGGCGTTGAAATTGGTGGAATAGGGAAATTAAGTTTTGAAGATGATGTAAGCCGCTATAGTTTGGCGAAAGCCACTATGGGAAATGAACGTACATTTTGCGGTGTACAGCTTTATTTGACGGTTAGAATAGGGGATGCTGGAACATCTTCCGAATGTGATGATTGATATAGATTTTTTATCAAAAGTTTATTTTTGGTTTGATTTACCCGTTCCTTATAAATTGGAAAAAGATAAAGAAATTTTTATTTATCCTATAGGGGTTAAAGATAGTGAAACATTTTTATCTTCTATAGATATTATTTCTATTGATAAAAATTCTTTAAGTGACGCTAGATATATTTCTATGTCTTATTTAGATTTTTTATTTTCTGTTCTTATTTTTAATGAAGATAAAAATTTATCTGAACTTTCTAAGATTAAACTAGCATTTTTATTATCAAAGTGTTTGAAATGGGAAGATGAAACAGATATTAAAATTATTGTTGACAATAAGGGCAAAGGAAAAATAATTTATAAAGATTGTGAAATAAAATCTAAACAATTTGAAGATATAAGAAGAATTATTTTATATCAGAATTTAATAGATTTTGATGATTCTTATATAAATCCAGAAGTTAGAGAAGCAATTAATGAATTGGAAAAAGTTAAATTTCAAAATATAGAAATTCCTAACATTGAAAGACGAATGGCAATTATAACTGCTCATACAGGTATTTCAAAAAAAGAACAAATGGAAATGACTTATAGAAGTCATACTGCACTTTTTAAAGAAGTATATGGGGAAGTTGATTATTCTACAATTCGTACTGCGGCTTTAATTGGTAATATGTTTAGCAAGAAAAAGAATGAAATTGAAGATTGGATTTATAAGAAGAAACAAGATAAATATTCTAAATATTTTACTTCGCAAGAAAAATATAGTGAATCTATGGGCGGTAGTAAATCTATTCGTCCTGAATCCTTGTAAATTTTAAGGAGGAAAAAATATGAATCGTTATTTAGCTGGCGTTGGTAGGGCGTTATTGATTCGTGGAAATGATTTAATTGGTGTTGCGAAAACCCTCACGGAGAGTACATTTGACTTTGCTATTACGGGTGAAGAAATTCGTGGTGGTGCGGCTAATATGCTGTGGGGTCGTTATTTTCACGATTCTACTTTAACTGCAACTTTAACTGACGCTATGTTTAAACTTGAATACATTGCGGCTTCTCTTGGCACAAGTATTCAAAGTGGTGGTTTGTCTGTGGCTGAAGAACAAGTCGCCGTTAGTGGTGGTGTGATTACTGCTACACAAACTCCTGTCGCTACTGCTGGTTCTATTATTGGTTGGTACAAATTACCTTCTGAAGAAAATTGGCAAGTGGCTACTTTCAGTGGTAAAAATATTGCAATTGCTGGCGCTACTGATAATACTGTGTATTGTCTTAAATATTTTTATCAAAATGCTAATGCTCGTAGCATTGTGCTGAATGCTAATTATGTTCCCGATGAACTTCATGTTGTTATTATTAACGACTTGTTTAATGGTGATATTGCTACTGACCCCGCTAACACTAGTAAAATTGGTCGTTTAATTACTGATATTCCTCGGTTCCAGTTAGATGGCAACCAGAATTTGTCCCTCACTTCTTCTGGTGCGGCTACTACAAGTCTTTCTGGTTCTGCTCTTGCTATGAGTGACCCGAACAGTTGTGAAGAAGATGCTTATTATGGCACCATGACGGAAGAAATCTTTGGTGAAACTTGGCAAGAAAAGGTTATTGCTCTTGCTGTTGCAGATGCCGAATTAGAACTTAGTGTTGGTGAATATTCTGTTGTAAGCGTGTATGCTGTTTTTGGTGGGGGTGTGGCTTCCGCTAAGAAAGATAATTCTAATTTTAATTTTACGGCTGTATCTGGTGCTGAAGCTGTTAGTTTGAATTATGATAATATACAAGGAAGAATACAGGGTAAGGCCGCTGGAACGGCTGTAGTTGAAGTTACATTGACTGGTTATCCATCTGTTTCCCCGGCGTATGTTTATGTAACTGTTTCGTAAATAAAAACACCTGAGCAAGTGGTTAAACTGCTCATTTTTTATTAAGGTATAAAAATATGTGTGAATTTATTGAAGAGAACAAATGTAAAATAAACCAATCCCCTTGTCCTTGGGTATATTGGTGTGACAAAGCGCAAGGTTGGAGGCCAAATAAATATATGCCTGAAAAATGTAATATGAAAAAAATTACAAAACACAATGGCAAATATAAAGTAAGGGATAGTCGTAAAGGTTTTTTATATGTTGATATAGAAGATACCACATATAAAATTGAAAATCCTTTTGATTTTATTCCAGATTATGTCGATGTTCAAAAAAGAAACGGCACTTATAAAATAAAAAAGTGAGGGTTGGGTGTATGAATTATGAAGCTGAGATTATGGAAATGAAAGGCAACATTTCTCATTTGCAAAAAGATGTAGCTGAAATCAAAGCTACTCAACCATTATTACAAAAAACATTAGAAAGAAATATTGAAACTCAAGAAAAACTATCAAACACTTTACATGAAGTACAATTGTCTTTAGTTTCAATTGTTGATAAATTACAAGACCAATCTGAAGATATTGATGAAATTAAAAAAGAAATGGATTCTAATAGAAACAGTATCAACAATAAAATTTCACAGGTTGAAGAAAAAATAGAAAATGTTGACGAAGAAGGAAAATTTAATATTCGTACTTTTCTAAAAAATTATTTTCCTTGGATTGTAGTTGTTGTAGGAATTGGGGCCAATTTAATTTCAAAATATGTAAAGTTTTAATTAAAGGAGATTAAAATGAAAATTAAAAAGGAAATTCCTAGCACTTATTTGGATGAATATGATGTTAGGGTAAATAATTATTTGACTTATGCAGATATTCAAAATATTGTAAACAGTACCTTAGAATTGGAAAAAAGCAAACAAGATAATGATATTGTCGCAGATAGTTGGGCTAATCGAAATCAAAATATTGATATGGTTTTATTAGTTTGTGCCACCGACATTCCTGTTGAAGAATTAGAAAAAACTAGTCATTCAGTTTTATTAAAATCTGGACTTATTGACGCTGTTAAAAATGTTATTAAAAATTATAATCGTGTGGAAGAAGCCTTTAAATATACAGAATCTTGGGATAAAACTTTAATTTATGGATTGCAACTTTTGGCTAAAAAGATGGAATCTAAAGATTTTATGAAAAAATTAAAAGAAGTTTTAAATGGCGAATCTAACAAATCTAACGGATGAAAATTCTATAAAGAGGTTTCTTCAACCAAAGATTGAAATTATAGTTAATGAAATATTGGCTGGAATTGAAGAATGGAATAAAAAGGAAATAGAAAGAATGGTTTATGCTAAAGGAACACCTACATATTATGAAAGGACAGAACCAGAATTTAATTTTGAATCTGCTTGGGGCGGAGAAATTAAAGAAAGTAATCCAAATTATGTAGAAGGTGAATTTAGTTATAAACCGGATGATATGTCTTTGGGATATGAAATTGATGGGCAACATTCTTCTATTATAACTGGTGAAGATATTAGACCTTATTTAGCTGAAATAATATATGAAGGTAAAGCTGGCCATATTTTTGGAACTGGTTTTTGGACACAAAAAAGGGATGCTTGGATAGAACTTTTAAGAATAGCAAAAGTGGATGGCGCAAAAATGAAAACATGGATTAACAGAGGTGCTAAGAAAGCAGGATTAAAAATTGAATGGTAAAATAACAATTGGATTGGATTGTAGCACTAGAAGTACGGGATATGGTGTTTTTCAAAATGATAAATTGATAGATTATGGCATTATAAAATCTGAAGAATTAGATTGGCGTAATCGGTTATTGATTCAAAGTAAAGTTTTGGGAGAACTATTTGATAAATATAATCCTGAAGAAGTTTTTGTTGAAGATGTGCCCTTGAATCCTAGAGGTGGTATTAAAACTGCTGTTATGTTGGGTGCTGTTCAAGGTATGGTTTATGGTTTGGGTGCTTCAAGGAAAATAGAAATGAAATTTGTTTTACCTTCAGTTTGGCGCAGTCCATTGGGATTGTTTGATGGAACAAAAGAGGGTAAAAAGCGTGAAGTTCTAAAACAAAAATCAGTTGAAAAAGCCAATGAATTGTTTGGTCTTGAATTGGTTTATAAAAGTCCTTCTAGTAAACAAAACTGTGACGATATTAGTGATGCTATTCTTTTGTGTTATTCACAAATAAAACAAAGATGTTTTGGAAAAAGTATTGACAAATAAAATAATGTGTGGTATAGTTGTGTTGAGGTGAAGAATATGTTTAGTATTATTTTAATAATTGCAGGATTTAAGGCTGGTTGCCCTATCTTGGCAATATTTTTTGTAGTGTTCTTTTGGGTTTGTGTTTTGTGTTCTAATCCTTTAAGAAAAACTAATACTACACATTATATAGATAAATATGGTGATGAAAATTATGGGGATATAAATTGGCTCCGTAATAAAAAACTATGAAAGGTGTACGAAAAGTACACCTTTTTTTCATAAAGGAGCGTGAAAAATGGCAACACAATTTAGTATATTGGCAAAAGTAAAAGTTGATACCGCTGATATACAAAAACAATTAGATAATTTAAAAGATAATACTATACGAATTCATGCCGACACGCAAGATTTTGAAATGTCAATTTCAGTAGCCAATGCTGTAATGAGGGAATTTGTAGAATTGGCTAGCAATATGGTTGAACAAGTTTATGCCCTTGATACTAGCTTGACCGAATTTAAAAAGGTTTCAGAATTGCGTGGGGCTGGATTAGATGAATATGTAGAACAGCTTGGAGAATTGGGGCAAATAACCGCACGAACAACAAGTGAAATGGTTGATGCCGCAACAGAATTTAAAAAATCTGGCTTTAGTGAAGAAGATAGTAAAACATTGGCGCTTGTCGCTACAGAATATCAAAATGTGGCTGACGAAGCTATAAGTGCGGGAGAAGCGGCAAATTTTATCATTAGCCAAATGAAAGCATTTAATTTAAGTGCCGCAGATTCACAGCATATAATTGATGCCGTTGACTTTTAATTGGCGGTTGTCAGGGTTAAATGACGGGGACTCCCTTAGAGTTTTATACACCAACTTATCATAGTGATATAGATAAGGGCTTAAAGTAATGTTTAAGATAAGGTAAAAGATATAAAAATTGGGAAATCCGCAACCAAGGGACTTTTTAAGTTCAAGGTTCACAGACTATCGAAAGCAATCAAGTTATTCTTGACAAATGTAACTAATTATAGTATAATTAGAATAAGGCTAATTATAGCACGAAGCAAGTAGAGTAGAGAAAAGTGCTATTTCTCGAAACGCCCTGCCGTTGTAAAACGAAGATATAGTCGGTTCTTATAAGAAATTATAAGTGATTAAATAAATTATTTTTGGAGGAATTATGCCAAACAGAATAGTTTAGAATATAGACAGTATTTAGATGAAATAAAAAACAATTATTGTTTTAATCATCATATCAATTTAATTAGAATTTCTTACAAAGATATACAAAAAACAATACAAAATATAAAGAACTATTAAATAATTTATTTAATCAGCCATAGTTAGCACCTATGGCAAACAACAAGGAATGAAGTCTCAAATAACTTTTCCGTTTCATCCGCAGATTTGGCTACAAATATTGGCAAGGCTTCTGCGGCCTTGGCTATTGGCGGGGTAGAATACGAACAGGCACTCGGGATGATGACCGCTATAACCGAAATCCAGCGTAGTGGAGCTAAAGCGGCAAGAGGTCTTGTTTCAATTCAGTCTCGGTATAATCAAATTTTGGATGATACTTCTTCTACTGGACAAAAACTAATTGCTTTTTATGATGAACATAGTATTCAGCTTTATGACCAAGAAGGGCAATTACGTTCACTTTGGGAAACTCTTTCTGACGTGGCTAAAATTTGGGACACATTGGATGAAAACGAACAAAAATACTTTTTAAATATTCAAGCTGGCGCTAATCAATCGGTGCAGTTGGGTGCATTGATGGGGAATTTCCAAACTGCTATTGAAGCAACCGAAACTGCTCTAAATTCTGCGGGTTCAGCCATGCACGAAAACGAAAGTTATATGCAGAGCTTGAACGCTCGCACAGATTTACTTAAATCAACTTTTCAAACCCTAGCAAATGATGTTATCCCTAAAGAACTTATAGCCAAAGGATTGGATGTATCAGATAAATTCCTAAAACTTCTTGATACTGATTTAGGTGTTGTTCTTACTAGAATTACAATGCTTACTGGAATAGGCTGGGGATTTAGTAGTTTAGCTAGCGCTTCTAAAATTTTACCAACTATTGTTTCACAGTTTGGTAATTTTGCAAAACTTTTAAGCGGAGCCGCCATAACAATTCCAGATGCCGCCGCTAAAGTTGGTGGATTGACAAAAGCAATGGCGGTATTTCAATCTACTGCGCTTCCCGTAATAGGAATTTTAGCGGCTTTAGGGGTTGGTATTTATAGTCTTTGGGAAAGAGCGAAAGATACTGTATCGCCCATTGACCAATTATCTGGTTCTTTAATACAACTAAATCAAACTTTAGATTCTTCAGAACAAGCTATTGACAAAACTAAAACTACTGTTGAAGCAACTTCAAATGTCGCAGAACAATATATTCAAAGACTTGAAGAATTAGATAAACAAAGTTCTTTAACATCACAGCAACAGCAAGAATATCACAGTATTTTAGAAAGCTTAAAATCTACAATACCTTCTGTTTCTGGACTGATTGATACTCAAACTAATAGTATTATTGGTGGTACAAAGGCTCTTAGAGAGCAAATTCAAGCGTGGAAAGAATTATCAATTCAACAGGCTTATCAAGATAGACTTACTGAAGCCTATAAAAAATATGCTGATGCTCAAATTGAATATGAACAACGTAAACTAGAATTACAAGAAGTTCAAACGCAAAGAAGCGAAGCAGAAAATTTACTTACTCAATCGGTTGCAAAAAGAAATCAATTGTTAGCCGCGCTAGATGCCACTACCAATAAAGCAGAAAGACAAACAATAGGCGCACAAATTGGATATTATCAAAATATTATAGATGAACAACAAAAATTGTTTATGTCTTTGGGCGCTGAAAAAATCCCTTATACTCAGGCGCTTTCAGAATTTGAAGCTGGATTAGAATCTGCTAAAGAAGAAATAGATAAAACAGAAAAGGCTATTTTAAGTTTAACTTCTAGTTTTGCTTCTGTAACTCCCGAAGAAGTAGGAAAAGCCATAGAAGAAACTGTAGATGAAACTGTAGTAGGTGGCGATACTGGCGTTGTGGGTGGGGGTTCAATTACTTCTGCCGCAACAGAGGAAAAGAAACAAACTGTCCGTGATATTATAAATTCTTATCTTGATGGTTCAGAAACTTATATTAACCTTCTTGAAAGTCAATATGAATTATTAACTTTACAAGGTGCTTCTGAAGAAGATATACTTGCTAAAATAAAAGAAATACAAGATAATCGTCATAAAGAAGCAGAAATTTTAAGAGTAATATTAAATAATGCTGAATCTTTAAGTCTTACTACAGACGATATTTATGAAATTGAAACACAAATAAATGAATGTAGCATCGACTGGTGGAATTGGCAAAATAAAATCAACAACCTTCTTAAAGACGCTGAAACAAGTACAGAAAATATTGAAGAAAATGTTGATGATATTTATACTCGGTATGAAGAAGGTATTGCAAAACTAAGGGAAGAAGAAAGAGAACGTGCCGCCAATTATAAAGATGATGAAACTTATCAATATTGGAATCTTCAAATTCAACTAATTGATGAATATATTGCACAACTTCAAAAATCTAATGAGCAATTAAATGAACAACTTAAACTTCAAGAAAAATTAGATAATTTAGCTAGGGCTAAAGAATCTAGGTTGTTGGTCTATAAAGATGGTACTTATCAATATATAGAAGATGTTGATGCAGTTTCTAAAGCCGCAAGAGAATTGAGTGATGTTCAAAGAGAACAAGCGTTAGCTAAGACAATAGAAGATTTGGAATATACCAAGTCAGCTTATCAAGCTATGGCGGGTGCTGTTGAAGAAGGTAAATTGGGTTCTCCTTCTTGGGCCAATACTTATCTTAGAAAATTAGATAGACAAGGCGGTTGGCAAGAAGTATTTGGTTATCCGGGTTATGCGCAAGGTACGACAAATGCTATTGGTGGTTTATCTTTAGTTGGTGAAAAGGGCGCAGAATTAAGAATATTGAATAAAGGTGATGGTATTCTTCCTTCTAATCTGACAGAAAACCTTATGCGCTGGGGACAAATGACTCCTAATCAGTTTAAGTCTAATTCTATTGGTGGTTTTGGTAATAATATGGCAGTTACAATTCAGGCATTAAATCTTCCAAATGTATCTAATGGTGCTGATTTTGTGAATTATATTAAAAATCATATGTTTGGACAGGTGTTAAATTTAGTTCATTAAGTATATAATAGGGAAGGTTTTATACCTTCCCTATTAAGTTACCTAGTGGAAAGAATCTAAAGAAAGGAAGTTAATGTAATGGCATATGTAAATTTTACAGCTTCCGAATTAAATGTAGTAAAACAAAGAATACAACAAAAATATGCAAAAATAGAATTATTAAATAGTGATTTTCAAGTGGTAGATAGTTTAGAAGGTGTTACTTTAAATGGTTCTACAACTATTGATGCCAATTCTGATATGCGTAGGAATGCTACTGTTAAATTCGTAATTACTAATAATGATTTTGAAGTGGAATCTGGCGGTAAAATTTGGTTAGACAAGTATATTTGTTTATATTTAGGGACATTTTCTTTACAAGAAAATCAAATAATATATACAAAAATTGGGACATTTGTTTTGGACGCGCCAACCTATGAATATGATGTAACTAATAATGCTGTTCAAGTTAATTTATTAGACCTTATGTGTAAGTTATCAGGTATGAGAAATGGATATTTGCCGGGTGTTCCTGTTATGATTCCTGCTGGAACAAACATTAGAAGTGCTATGATTAGTATGTTGGCGTTGGGTGGTTTTACAAAATATATATGCGAAGAAGCTCCGGGGCCACTTCCTACTGATTTAAGTTTTAATCAGGGTGTTACTATTTATAATATATTGTCTGCTTTAAGAGATATATATCCCAATTATGAAATTTATTTTGATGTTGATGGGGTTTTTCATTATAATAAAATTCCAACTGGTGAAAATGAACCCATCCAAATAGATGATGCTTTATGGGAAGATATTGTCATTTCAGAAAATATAACTGTTGATTTTCAAAATGTAAAAAATTATATAGAAGTATATGGAAGAACACATGACCCTGAATATTTTGCTGATACTGTTACCATAAATGGAAATGATATTACTTTAACTGGCGAAGGTATAGCTGGATATGTAGATGGGGTTATTACTGGTTTTGTTTTACAAAACAATAATAATATAAGTTCACCAAGGTTAAGAATTAATACTGGCAATTATTATAATGTTTTGTTAAGTAATATGACTCCAGCTTTTATTCCAAGTGGTGATTCAGTTTATTATTGTGTTCAATATGTAGAAAACAATGGTTCACCTTATTGGCGGTGGTTAGGTCATTTACAAGCATTTGCTGAAGCTAAAGACGAAAATCCTGAAAGCCCATTTTATATAAATGGTTCTGTTGGAATAATTAGACTTCCTTTGTATGGGGGCGATTATGATAATTGTGTAACAGACGAATTAGCTTTAGCAAGAGCTAAATATGAATTATATTTACATTCTCAAATGCAAAACAGTTTATCTTTGTCTTGTGTTTCTGTTCCTTGGTTAGATGTAAACACCTTAGTTGAATATACTTCGCAAAGAACAGGTGAAACAGCACAATATATTATTAAAAATATTAGTTATGGTTTTGATGTTGATGACCACATGGAAATAAAAATGATTAAATTTTTCCCGGCTTATCCAATATTTTAAGAAAGGGGTGGAATAATTGGCATTAACAAAACCTATTTTAAATTCAGTAGTTTCTTGGGATGTAAGTTTGGGGCAAACTTTTACATTCAATGTTATTGGTGGTGACCAAGTTGTTGGCAATACTTTATATATTATAAACAATGCTACCAATGCAGTTGTTTATACATTAAACACCACTTCTTATCAATATAGGGCCATTGTTCCTCCGAATGCTTCTGGATTAACAAACGGGACTTATTATAGTGCGTATATTGTAACGAAAAATAGTTCTAACCAAACTTCGGTTGCTTCTAATACAATTCAATTTTATTGTTATACTATTCCCACTTGGAATTTTAGTAATATTTCTTCGGGCGCTACAGTAAATAATTCTTCTATCAATCCTACTTTATATTACAATCAAATTCAAGGGGAAGCCCTTGCTGATTATACTATTAATTTATATGATAGTGGCAGAAATTTACTATCTACAAGTGGTGTAAAATATACAGGTTCTTCAGCTTCTACGCAAAATGTTTCTTTTGCGTTTTATGGGTTGGAAGATAATACTGCTTACTTTGTTGAAGGAATTGGACATACAACTGGCGGCACTTTATTAAATACTGGTTTAATTGGATTTACTGTAAGTTATATTGCGCCTGAATCTTTTAATGTTTTAGTTGTGCAAAATAATTGTGAAGAAGGATATGTTACTTATTATTCTTTGGCTTATATAAATGAAGGAAGTAGTAATCCTTTTCCCCCAAATTATTACACCCATCAAGGGGAAACAGGTGTAGATTTAAGGGCTGAAGGAAGTTGGGTAAAATGGGATTCTAGTAATAGTAATTTTATAATCCCACAAAATTTTACATTAAAGGCTTGGGTGTTAAATCCAAATATAAATACAAATTTAATTACTTTGTCAAATGGTGTTGATAATATAAATATTTGGTATGGTTATTATCTTTCTGACTATAGTAAAGTAATTGTTTCTTTAAGTGTAAATGATAATCAGTATTTTGCTTACAGTAATTTAATTGATACTCCTGCAACAAATCAAGAATTGTGTATTCAAATTAGAAAAATAAATAATCTTTATGAAATAATTTTGGGGGTGGTTTGATGTTGCAGTTTGTTAATTATAACTTTTTAATGGACGGGAATGCACTTGACCCATACCCCACAAACATAGAAAAATTAGATTCTGTAAAAATAGAAAATGCCGTATATAATGATTTGCTTGTAACAGAAGATATAACAAGTGCTTTCAGCACGGAAGTTCCTGAAGGTTGGGATATTTATACTATTTTATTAGCAACTTTCAATAATACTTTACAAGCTGGCAGTATTGATTATTCTTTAAACGATATTGATTATATTAGAATTAAACGGCGTAAATATGGGGATTTTGATTGGGAAACTATTTTTGAACAGAAAATAGAAACTTTACAAGATTTAGTGTTTTCTGGCGAAGATTATTTTGCAATGAATGAAACTGAATATGAATATGCTTGGGTTCCTGTTTTATCTGGTACTGAAGGTAATTATATTACCCAACAGATAGAAAGTAAATTTAGAGGGGTTTATATTGCAGATACAGATACAATTTATAAAATGTCTGCTGGAGTAAGTTATGGCCCAAGTGAACAAACACAGTTGGTAGCAATTTATAATCCTTTGGGCAAACAATATCCTATTTATGTTTCTAATGGTGCAACCAATTATCAAACTGGGTCTGTTACTGCTAAAATTATAGGCAATTATGAAGATACCCATGAATTTAATAGAAAAGAAATGGTGCAACAAAAGAACGCTATGTTAAAATGGCTGACTAATAAAAGGGCAAAAATATTAAAAGATTTTAATGGTAATATATGGTTGATTTATATTACTGGTTCTCCTTCTGTTTCTTACGATGCCCAATGGGGAAATGGTATGATGGAAATTTCTTTCCAATACGGAGAAATCGGTGATGCTAATAATGGTGATGATATGAGAAATGTTGGCCTTTGGCCCACAGTAGAAAATTAAAAGGGAGTGATATAATGGCATTTCCTGATACGATTGTAAATTTCCCCACGATGCAAAATATTACTGCATCCGATGGGGTTTTAATTGCACAATATCAACAGGCTATGTTGAATCAAGATACTACTTTGGCACTTGAAATTCTGTCTAAAATAAGTAATTATACGCAAAAGATTATTACCGCATCTTATCTTAATTCTATTGGAACTACAGTAAAGGCATTGGAACTTTATTATTTAGAAAAATATAGTCCCGCTATTGTGGTTTCTAGTACACAACCTGTTCATCAAGGAAAAACAGACTTGTGGTTTCAAATAACAGGAACTAATACATGAGCTTAGAATTATTACAAGATATTCATCTTTCAGATGATGGTTTTTGGACAGATTTTCAATATTATTGGAAAAATGGAAGTTACACTAGGGCTTTACAAATATTAGAAGAAAATCAAGAACTTGTGACTAAATATGTTACTGCCGAATGGTTTAATGCTTTGACAGCATTTGTTTATCAATTAGAAACTTTACCAGATGATTTTAATAAAAAGCAAATAAAAGTTTCTTATTTGCCACCTGATTTAGAAGTTGGGGATATTTGGTTTCAATTGGAATTGGGTGAAATAAATATTGATGTGGGAATGTACATAATTCCTGTTGGTTCAACTTCTGTTGTGGCAACTTATTCTAACACTTTAATAAATGCCGTAGCATTTAAGAATAATGAAGAAGTCTTGGTGAATCAGGTTGTTGATGAAACCAATCATTCTGTTACTTTTTCTGTTGGAGAATCTTTGGATTATCCTGTGATTTGTATGGTTTACAGTACAAATAATTCTCATTTAGTAGTTAATGTTGTGTCTGAATCTTCTGAAATAAATAGTTTTACTATTCCTTATAGTGGCGCTTTGTTATCGGTGATGTATTTAGACCAATCTAACAACAGAAACATGGTAAACTTAACTATTGACAATGCCAATGTAGGATTTTCTTTGTCTGAAAATACTAGTGCTGTTACAAAAGGTAGAGTTGTATATATTCCAGTTGCATATTTGTCTGAAATATTAAACGTAAGTTCTAGTAGTTTTAGCAATACTTCTTCCACTTTGTTGTGTGATGGATATATGGTAAATTGTTTTGTTGTTAATAATTCAGACAATAGTGTTGTTTTAACCGATGTAACTTTTAGTTTGAATAATGCAATTATTGGGGTTCCACAAAATACAAATCTTTCTTTGAATTGTACTTTATACTATACCTAAAGGGGTGATACAATGGCAAATTATGATATTACAATGAAACAATATAATGGTAGCGGATATGATAGTTTATATCCTAAAGATATTGGTCAACAAGTGTTGTTGAATGATAGTGCTTTAAGAACTTTATTGGGAATAGCAACTTCTAATCCTAGTATAAACGATGCAATTGCACAATTAAATACCAATGCTTATAATGCTATTGAAACCGGGAATTATGTTGGAACGGGACAGGCTGGTTCCAGTCATAAAAATAGTTTAACTTTTAGTTTTGCACCTCGTTTTATTTTTATTTTGGGAAGAAATACTAATTTTTCTAGCAACATAGGTTGTATGGGACATTTGTTACCAAATGCAGAAATAGGTTTATCTGGGGAAAAAGATCTTTTAATAGTTTCCCATAGTAATAAAACTGTTCGTTGGTATGATGCGGCTTATTCCCCCTCTTCTTTGACACAATTAAATGAATCAGATAAAACTTATTATTATATCGCTTTCAAATAATTAGGAGATAAACAATGAAATATATAAAAATAGAATCAAATCCAAATGGTAGTCACGACAATCAATTTGGCCCTGTTTATCCGGGCGAAGGTTGGGCTGTTATTCCAGAAGAAATAATAATTCCACAATCTTTTCCTTTTGTAGATATTGAAGTGGAAAATACTGTTGTGGTTTCTATGGTGGGAAAAGAAATTCCAGTTACACCAAAAGACCCTTCAACCGAAGAAATAACACTTTTAACTTTAGCAGACCACGAAGAAAGATTGTGTATGATAGAATTGGGGGTTAATGAATGATTTATCAGATTTGTAAGAAGTTAATTCGAATGGGGAAAATAGAAGGATTGGCTGATAAAATTGATGTTTATTATTTAGCCGAAAGATTGACTAAAGAACAATATGAAGAATTGATGGATTTATTGAAGGGAAATGAGTAATTCTGCTTTGGTGGACTATACTAAAATTTCACCAAACAAAAGCACAAGAAATCATAAAATAGATACTATCACTATTCATTGTACTGCGGCGCAATGTACGATAGAATCTTTAGGGAATTTGTTTTCCAAAACTTCCACACAATCAAGTTCTAATTATGGAATAGATTTGAATGGAAAAATAGGTATGTTTGTGGAAGAACATCAAAGGTCTTGGTGTTCTTCCAGTCGCAGTAATGACAATAGGGCTATTACCATTGAAGTATCTAGTGATAATTTTCATCCTTATAGAGTAAAAGACGAAGCATATAAAAGTTTAATTGATTTACTTGTTGATATTTGTTTAAGAAATGATATAGAAAAGTTAGTATGGTCTTTTGATAAAAATGAAAGAATAAATCATTTGAATGGTTGCAATATGACTGTTCACAGAGATTTTGCAAATAAAGAATGTCCGGGTGATTATTTATATAATTTGCATCCTTTAATAGCACAAGAAGTTAATGAAAGATTGGAGGATGAAAGAATGGATATTGATAAGTTTTTGAATGAAATTACAGATGAACAATTGGTAAAGTTTTATAAAAGATTAGATAAAGCGTTGTCAAAACAATCGCTTCCTTCTACTTGGAACGCAAAAGAAGAACTGCAAGAAGCTATTGATTTAGGGATTACAGATGGGAACAATCCAATGTCTTTAACCCCAAGATACCAAACTGCAATCATGGTGAAAAGAAATGCGAAGAAAAAGAAATAAAAAGAAAATAAAAAAGAAATTAGAATGGAGTAAAATATTTACTCTTTTGGTGGTTTTATTTGGTTTTGTGATAGCGCAAGAATGTTTGGCTATAATGGTATTTTGTATTTGGCGTGACTTTTCTTCTACAGCCGCCTATTTAACTGCTGGCGTTGGTTTGGCTGAAGCTATTATAGGAAGCGGTTTAGCTGGATATTTAAGTCTGTGTAAAGTAGACCATCAAAGTGCAGACGGCGAAGGAATTACCTATGCTACTGCAAAGGCTAAAAATTTTCAAGAAGATATAGAAGATGAACCAAATATTTAAGGGGGAATAATAATGGATTTTGTAAAATATATTGTTTTTTCCATTCCTGATTTTGCAATAATTGTATTTTTAATTATAGAATTGGTTAGATTTGTTAAAAAAGCGATTAAAGAAAAGAATTGGTCTGTTATATTGAAACTGCTAACAGACTATATGATGGCGGCTGAAGAAATGTTTGATTCTGGTGCTGAAAGAAAAGAATGGGTTTTGAAAATGATTGAATCTTCTGCTAAGAACATCAATTATGAATTAGATATAGAATTGATAAGTCAAAAGATTGATGAATTGTGCGCTATGAGTAAGGTCGTTAATAATGGACGAAAATAAACAAGCACTTGATGAATTAACTAGGTCTATAGAATATTTAATTGACCAAAAACTAAATCAATGCGTAAGAATTTTTGATGGTTTTGTGTTACCAAATGGAAAAATAAGAATCAATGGGAAAGAATATTCTATAAAACAATATGGTAATTCGGCGTATGAAGCTAATAGTTGTGTAAAAGTTTTTGTTCCTGAAGGGAATATGAATTTGGCTTTTTTTATAACTAAATCTTCAGGAGAAGGTGGAAGTTCGGATATTCCAATAGCTTCTAGCGCAGTATTGGGCGGTATTAAGATAGGAAATGGTTTAACCATAGATGGAGTGGGATTATGTTCTGCGGAAGTTTCTGCAGAAGATTTAGATAATCTTGAAGATGACATTAACACGCTGGACGCTCGTGCCACGGCGTTGGAAACGGCTCTTGACGGTCTGGTAAGCAGATTGGGGGCTATGTAATGGCAATCACAATTATCAACCAACCACTTACTTTTACAGGGGCTATTGGAGATACATTTGGATTTCGTGTTGACACGGAAGAACAAGCTTCAGCCTATCGGTGGCAGTATAGCGAAAACGGAATTAGTTGGTCTAATACTGCGGCTGGGTCTGGAAATGGCAGTCGTTACACGCCGTTCCTTCATGATACAATCACGGCAAGCAGAATTGGAATGTATTACAGATGCAGGATGACAAATCCTGAAGGAGGATATACCTATTCCGACCCCGTGCAGTTGTTGGAAGGTACTACTCCACCCGTGCAGAAACAGCTTGTGAGGCTGTGGATGGCAAAAGCCAATATCATAACTGCGATTTCAGCGAAAGGCGTGACCGTGCCAAGTAACGCAGATTTTGATGATTTTTCTGCGCTAATTGTACAGATATGAAAATCTTGTGCATGAAAGTAATAGGTTAGTAAAAGTATTTATTCCATAGGGCAATATGAATATTGCTTTTTATATTTAAGGGGGAACAAAAATGGTAATTGAAAGAACTTCTAACGCTGGAGAACCTCGTAGATGTGTATGGTGTATGTTGGATGAAATAAGTTTGGTTACAGAAGGTGTTTATGAATTTGTTAATGTTACTGATGAAGCATTGGGGGATGGGACGGAAGTTATTGTTATGAATAGTCCGGGTAAATTGCTGTTTTATCACGCAGATGATAATCGACTTTATGATTGGAGTGTGTGATTATGTCTTTTGACGCAACTAGTTTTATAATGGGACAACGGTCTATTGACCCAAATGCAGAATATTACACCAAAGCTCAAATGGATGTGTTATTAGCACAGAAACAAAATAATTTATCAATTGCAACTGGAACTATTGGAACAAATGCGACAACTGTAACAGTTAATTATAACAATGATTTTATTGGGGCTTTTGCAAAACAAGGTAATAATATTATCCAATGTGATATTGTGGTTAATAATGGTTCTGTGGTTTTTACTTTGGCAAATAAACCTTCTTCAAAGGTTGTTTGTAGTGTTATTTATGGATAAGGAGTGATTAGATGAAATATTTAGGAAGTATTATTGATGATAAAGATTTAGTTAATAAAGAATTTGTAGAAGATAGTATTCAAAATAATATAGATACTACATTAAATATTACTAATAAATCTGCCGATGCCAATGTCACAGGGGAAACTATTGTCGGACTTTCAGATAGAACTAATTTTATCACAAACGCAATAAATTATGATTATGACGCTTTTGAAGATTACCCGGAAAATCCATCGTCTGGAATTGTGCTTAATCGCTACGGTATAAAGCGGGAATTGACTCAGATTACATTGAATGCGAGTAATCCGAAAGACTATGCCATAAGGATTAAGATTTCTGGAAGTATTCAAAAGACCACTAGTGTTGCTGGTGCTAGTGGATGGACTTCCGGGATACAACTTCAAGAAGGTCGTACATATCAGGTCAATACGAAATTTATCAGCGGAAGTATAACAACTCCAGAAGGTGTAAATCCTCCGTCTGTGACAGTTTACAAAGTGGGGACAGCTACACCAATCGCTACATCTACAAGGGACGGATTTGATACCGTTTCGGTGTTTACTGCCCCTGCGGAAGAAGTGAATTTGGTATTCTACATCAATTCAAATGTCGCTTTGGTGAACGCAAAATATCAGGTGGTTTTGCGTGATGTTTCGGATGTGATGGATGCAGATACAAAGGAAGAACTCAAAACGATTGCTGGGGGGGAGCCGTTCTTTCTCAAGTATAGTAAAGGAAATGTGATTACCGCTAGCGAGAGTGACCCCAAAGACCTTGATGACTTCACTACGCCGGGGAATTATTACATTATCAACCTGAACAATGCAAATTATATAGCAAATATCCCGATTCATAACGCTGGCAGACTAATAGTCATGTCTGTAAACTCGTCTAACACCATCATGCAAATCTATATCCCTGTTGTGCAAGCGCATTTTCGTATTTATACAAGGTCTAAATATTGGGAAAATGAATGGAGCGAATGGGCAAAGGTGCTAGATACTACTACTGTTGATTCCGCACCAACCGCTGGGAGTAATAATCTTGTATCAAGTGGTGGCGTATATGACGCTATTAATTCTATGGTTACTGGTGATACTGTTTCAATTGTCCCTTCTGTTCAACCTAGTTCTGCTGGGAAAATTTTCTTTCCACAAGTTATTCATAGTAAGGACTTTATTACCTATGCTTATAATGGGGATGGGATAACAAGAAAGATAACACAGGGAATTTGTAGTGATGGGAAACGGTATCTTTTCTTTCCTTTCAAAGTTTACGCTGGCGAAGCGGGCGATGACGAAATTCCTGTTATGTGCAAATGGGATGTGGTTACTAATTCCCCTGTTCTTTTTGAACCCGCTGATAAATCCTACGGGCATATCGAAGATATGTGTTTTGTCCCAGCCTATGTCCCCGGTTTTGATAATGGAAATGTAGATAGGTTGTATTTAGTTGATATGAATAAAAGCACAGAAGCCGGGGAAACAGGAACAATTCATGTTATATCTGCTGAAGATTTATCCTTTATTTCTAGTTTTGCTACTTATGACGCAGTTGATGATACTAAAAATTTAATAAGTAAAACATTTGCTCCTTATTGGCATGGTATTTATCATGTGGGGTATTCGCCTGAACGCGAGCAATTTATGGTACATTCCGCAGACAACGATGTTGTTGGAGAAACTACTATTCATTATCAAACACTCGCCATATTTAACGCAGATGGAACATTGGTTAAGGGCCTTAATTTTATTCGTGCAAAAGGAACTTATTGCGGGTTTGATTGTGACGCAAATTATTTATATACTACAATCTATTTAAGTACATCTGTAGATGATGTATTTAATATTTATCTTTGTGTTTTTGATTGGGAACTTAATCCTATTGGTACAGTACGAATAGACCAAATGACTTGGGAAATTGAAGGGATATGCCATATTGGAACAGATTTTTATATTTCTTGGATTAAAAAAGCTGGGAGCACACGAAACGGAATACTGATTACGAAATCTTCCTACATCAAAAATCAGACCTATGATGTAGACGAAACATTCCCGGTATCTTGGCTTGAAAGCGTTTTCAACAGGAACAACTTCCAGTATTTCACACCTGCGTAAAAGGTAGATAAAAATAAAATTATATTTTATAAAATATTTGTTTAGAATAATTTTTAAGACAAATAAATAAAAAAAGAGAGATAAATTTAATTATTTATCTCTCTTTTTTTATTTATTTTCCAGAACTTCCAAATCCACCAATTCCACGTTCTGTAGAACTTAATTCTTCAGATTCTACAAGATTACATTCAATACAAGAATGGATAATCATCTGAGCAATTTTTTCGTTAGGTGAAATTTGTCTAATATAAGTATTACTATCATTATGAATAGCAACAATAACTTCGCCTCTGTAAGAGCTATCAACAACACCAACACAATTAGCTGGGCGCAGATTTTCCTTTGTAGCTAAACCAGACCTAGCATAGATTCCACCAAAATATCCTTCAGGAATTTCCCAAGCAAATCCAATAGGAATCATAACGGTTTCGTGTGGGGGGATGTAAACATTTTCTTCTAAGCAAGCATACAAATCAAATCCTGCGTCTGTTGGATGTGCTTTAGTAGGAATCTTTGCGTTATCGTGCAATCTTTTAATTTTAATTTCCATTTGTTTTCCTTTCAAATTAAGTAAGTTTGTTTAAAAGTTTATCAACAACTTTCTTTTTATTTGGGAATCGTCCGCATCCATTCTTTTCAGGACACCAAAGAAGATAATCGCATTGGGGGACAAGATATTCTTTTAATTCTGGCAGAACGGCAAGTGTAGTCCTACGAATAAGATTAGTTAATTCTCTAATGGGCCTTTCTGCCCTGTTACAAAGGCGTTTATGACAAAGATGAATTAACGCTTCTAAGGTAAAAGCAATATCAACAGAACTAAATGTTGCCATAGGAAGAATATATCTGGCCTGTTCATTTGCGTGTTCTACTGTAAAACCTCTATCAATAATATAGTTTTTTATGTCAGAATAAAGATTTTTACATTCATCCATATATCTACTATATCTTTCAGAAAGTTGCGTATTTGTTAATATTTCGTCAGGAATATCATAGAAAAAATTATCTTTGTTTACATATCTAAAAGATTGAACATTTTTTACAACACCTTGTTCATGCCGTACAAGTTGGTCAACAAGAAATCTAGGCACATCTTCAATTCTAAAAGCAATATATCTCCATCGGCTACCAGAAAAATGTTCAGATTCAAGGCAATGTTGTCCTATCTTTTGTGGATTAGAATTACTATCATAACATACTGAAGCAAAATTGCCCCAATCAGATAGTAGGGATTTGGCTTCAACTGGATTAAGAATCGTTACTTTCATATTTAATCTTCCCAATTATATTCTTCAACAAAAATATTGACTTCGGGAAAAGAATCGTCACTATAAGAATAATCATACAATACATTGATTACTTTATAGACTTCATCTTCTACTTTTGCACGATTTCCTAAACAAATTAGTTCTTTTTTGTGGGGGATAAGATAATCTTTTGTGTCACCAAGACAGCAAAAAAGTTGTTCGTGACCTAATTTCCCTTTGTAAATATTAATTTTCATTTAATTTTCCTTTCTTTCTTTAACATATAATCCACAATGGCATTCACCTTCAAGCTGTTCCCTAAATTCTTTACACATACATTTAGTATCTGGGGTTTTTTCTAGCTTACATGGGCAATATCCTTGATTATTTTTTAATGCTCTTAATACCACTTCTTTAACATCTTCATCTGTTGTAAATCTAATCAACTTATCACCTCCGCATATTGATTATCAGATACTAATTCGATTCCAAGAATTTCATCATATCTATGTTTTGCATTTGGAATAAATCTTCCAAATTTTACAATGATATTATTATAATTTTTAAGGCGATTTAAAGAATTTTCTATTTCATAAGGATAGTACCCTGTGTAAATAACAAAGGGTGAATTGTTATTATTTTTCCTAAAGTAATCAATGATTTGTATAACTTCATTGATTTGGTCTATTGGTTCTAATCCTCCTATAACTATTGCTTTGGTTATAGGATTTTTTATGAACATATTATAAATGATTTCTGGTGAAATGTCAAGTGTTTTTTGTTTGGTGATAGAAGAATTTTGACACATTGATATATCTAAATTTTGTTCTATACAGCATTTCCAATTACAGACGGAAGAAATTATAAACATGGAAGGTTGTTTGTAATTTATAAAATCTTCCGCAATTATTGATTTTACTCTCACATTATACCTTCTTTGGAAGTAATATCATACCATTTTCTTTTATCAAATTCTTTCTTTCTAATTTTTTGATAAGAAGATATAGGGACATAAAATCCAACCACACGGGCATAAGTGTCATTTATTGGTTCGCCACAAATGGGACAAGTAGAACTTCCTATAAAAGCGTGTTTGTGTTTACACACTGAAATTTTTGTTGTAAATGCAAAATAAATCACACCTTGAGAAGCAACATAATTTAACATTTCCCAAGCTGTTTCTTCGTTTGGGAATCTTCCTTCAACATTTATATGGGCAATACAACCGCCTCCACATAATTTATCAAACAAAGAACCAAGTTTACATTTTTCTTGAATTGTGCATTTTTCCATAAGAGGAATCCATTGATTGGACAAAATAAAATATCTATCATCTTCATATAAAAGATTGTTGGCTGTTGCCATTACTCCAGCACAATTTTCTGCGGGTATCATTTCTACATTATATTTAAAATCACAATTATTATTTTTTACAAAACTATCTTTTATTTCATTTATTGTGTTTAAAATTTCTGTTGTAAAATCAATTGCTTCTTCAGAATAATATTTGTTTCCTAATTCATCCGTATTGATATACCCAAACATATCCATAACTTCAAAGATTCCAATACCGCCAATAGTACAAAATTGTTTATCAAATTCAATAGCACCTTCTTGATAGTTTGGTAAAAGTCCTTTTTCAATATTTCTTTTAAGAATATGTCGCATAGAATAAAGGGCTTTACAATTTAATTCTGTACGCTCTTTAAGAATTTGAATATATTTGCTTTTATTAAATTTAGATTCATATGCAATTCTAGCAAGATTAATTGTGCTTACACGACAAGACCCAACAGAAAGCGCTGTACCACCAATAGAATTTATAAAAGGGTCAAGTTCAGAAGTGTCACTTAATAAGCGGCAACAATTACTTAAAACACCAACATTATCACTTACAAAGAAATTGCTATCCGACCATTTAATATTATGATTACTACACCATCTAGCAAAAGGTTCGTCTTGGAATTTTCCGTCAACATAAAGTAATGAATATGTTAAAATAGGATAAGTAAACATATTTTCTTCTCTAATTTTACTAACAACTTCCATAAATACTTGTTGACATTTAATTAATTCTTCAATTTGGTCTATTGCAAAACTTCCGTCTGGAAATTCAACACCCCCAAAAAGTGCTTCAAGATAACACCTATCAAAAATTGAAACATTAGTAAAACTACTTTGGTCTATTCTAAGGAAGGGCTGATTCAAACGATAAATAAATTTTTGAAATTGCTGTCGAATGTAATAATCAGGGTCTTTCATATAATACCCTTGTTCAACATCTTTCTTCCAAAAATAATAAGCCCAAATTATAACATTGGGTAGCCCAACTGCGCCCGATTGACGGTTAGATAAGAAAGAAACAAATTCAATTACATCATCAAAGTAGGTTGTCAAATGTTTCGGCGCTTGATTATTGTAATTCTTTAAGAAGAATAAACCTTCATTAGCAAGTCGAGTTAAATCATTCGCCCAACAGTAGGGAAAATAACTGGCCGTTGCAGAATCATTTAAATAAAATGCTTTGCTAAATTCACATTCTAACCATTGCTTTGCTGTTCGTAATCCCCATTGTTTCTTTATAGTGGTAAAAATTTTATTTAATCCAAATAATTTATCTTCACTTTTACCTTTTTCAGTCATAAAACTACGAATATCTCTATTGTTGGCGTTGGCATTTGGGTCAACACTAACATCTGCAAGGGTATCTTTAGTAACAAAATTATCAATAAATTCAGAAAAATCAAGTTGGCTTGGGTGGACTCCGTTTATATATTCAAAATCTTCACCGTATTTTTTCTTTAAATCTTCTAAACATCTTTCAAAATCTTTATTAAGTTTAAGTGTAATTTCCATTTTATCCTCCTTGTCTATTAACCCATTCTACTGCTTCTTTAAAATTAAGAATATTTCCATTAACTTCAAGATAAGGAAGGATGGTTAAATTGTTTTCTTTCATATAATTTTCGTCTTTACATATATTATATGAAATATTTTTAGCTTTTAATTTTGATTCTAATACTTTACATTTGGGACAGTCTATTGTATATAATACAATATCCAAATAAATTCCTCCTTACAATATTTCTACATTTAGTTCATCAATTTTTGACCCGCAATAATCTTCTTGAGATTCATAATCAATGTAACAATCTTCAAGAACTTTGCAGATTGCTTCATAACCAGAATCTTCTTTTGCCTTTGTTGCAAGGTCAAGAACTTTGTCCATATCTACATCATCATCTACAATAAATTTATGAAAACGCAAAATTGTTTCTGTAACTAGATATTCCATAATTTCCTCCTTTTAGTTTTTGGCATTAGATGACTTAATAAGTTCATTAAGCCAAGTAGACCTATCAATAGTTTCTACTTTGTTTAATCCGTTTTCTACAGCTTCCTTGTTCACTATTTCAACAAGTTTATTTTGTGCTCTTGTGGCGGCAACATACAAAAGATTTCTAGTAACCATTCTACCATGATTTTCCCCGATAACAGAAATTACAGCTTTAGCCTGTGTTCCCTGAGATTTGTGAACAGATATTGCATACCCCAAAAGTAGATTGGCTGTTGTTTTATTATCAAAACAAATAATTTTTTCATCAAACTGAATATACATGGTGAACTTCCCAGAATCATCACAATCAATACTACGAATAACACCAATATCACCATTCATTATAGGACAGGTTATATTAGAAATATAATATTCTCCAACTTCGTCAATATCAGCGACAATAGATTTATAGTTGTTTTTTGTGTTGATAACCCTATCTCCTACATGAAATTCAATTTGTTTTACAGGGCGATTTTTTACAGGATAAATAATTTTATTTGGATTAGAATTAAACTTTTTTTGAATAGCCTCATTGATTGTATAAGTCCCAAGATTAGATTTGTTATAAGGACAAAGGATAAGAATATCATTTTTTGTATAACCTTCAAGAAGAAGATTATTATATTCTTCTACTATTTGTTCAAGGGGTGTATTATCAATATCAATATATTTATAATCATTATCTTGGAAATTATTGTTTTGTCTGCCAGTAAAATCACCATTTCTAGTGTTTGTTGCTACTGTGGCAATACCAGAAGAACCGTAACGAAAGATTTTGTTAAGTTTAGTGGTAGGAATAATATCGGCATTGATAATATCTTCTACAATATTTCCGCAACTAATAGAAGCTAGCTGTGCATTGTCACAAATGAAAATAACTTTAGTTGTTTCAGGAATAAGTGAAAACACATTGGACAACAAATGAACACCAACACAAGACATTTCATCAATGATTACATAGTCATATACTTCAGAATCAAAATCGTTTCTTGCTAGTGCCATGTGAATTGTACTTGCCCTTCTATGAGTAGATTCTTTTAATCTTTTTGCCGCAATTCCGGTAGGAGCGAGAAGAATATAAGTTTTCCCATAAGCGTCAAGCATTTCTATTAGGGCTTTAGTTGCAGAAGTTTTACCAGAACCAGCGGGGCCAATCATCATACCAATACTTTTATCGTTTGCAATTTGACAAATTTTATTCTGTTCATCTGTCATTTCAAAACCATCTACAATCTTAAACTGTTTCCAATCCATAGAATCAGGAATAGGATAATTAACACGCTTTATAATGTTATCGGCAATATTCTGTTCCGCTTCAAATGTAGACTTAAATCCACATTTTTTAGTTTCATTATCATAATAAATGTTTTCATCATTTTTGACAACAGAAACAATAAAAGAACCAACTTCAGGATAATCTTCTTCTACAACTTCTTTTAGGATTCTAGCGTCAATATTTGTATCACCTTCCAATTCATTTTGCTTAAAGATTTCATAAATACAATACTTACATCTTTCTTCACTTGCAAGAAATTCAGGCAACCCAGAAATAATAGTAGAATCAATTTTATTAAACGCCCATTCTGTGTATGTGGTCAGCATTTCATAGGGATGGTTTTTATAGGCTTCCTCCCAAATGTCAGGGTTTTTATAAGCAAAAAAGAACTTAGAAACAACAGAAAAATCGGTAATATTATAAGGCTTGGTACGAGAAAAAAACAAAAATACTCCAAAATTTTCTTTGATTTTATTACAATAATCAGTAAATCTAAAGTCACCAACATTATAAATGTTCTTAGGGTCAATTTCAGATTCTTTATTATTCAACACAAGCTCTACAAAATTAGGATAAGCGTTATTAACATTCTTTGCTTGGTCTTTAGTCATAATCTGCTGAAGCAACATTAGTTCGTGGTTGGGGTCTACTTGAATTTCCCCACTAAAAGAAACACCAGAATACCCATTAACAATATAGCTTGCAGGATATTTAGATTCATTATCACAGGTTATATCAAGACTGACAGATTGATTCAACACAAGCCCCATAAGATTATAACCAGAAAGAGTAAAATTGCCATATTTATTAAGTTCAACTTGTGCGTTCCAATCATTAGGAACACAAGATAAAACACGATAATCGTTTTCTGGATTGTAAAAAACTTGTTTAATGGGTGTAAGTGTAAGTTCCATTATAAAAATCCCCTTTCTGTGATACTGTGATTATACCACATCAAGGGGATTTTGTCAAGAATTATTCAGTTTCAGCCCCAATCTTTTGTGATTGGATAATAAGAGTTCCGTCATCATTTACTTTTAATATCTTTCTAACTTTTTCTGTAAAGACTGTGTTTTTATATTTTTTTACCACAAATTCAGAATCCCCTCTACGGTATCCACATATCATTAACAGGGTTCCTCTGTCCAACCAAGATTTTTCTAAAACATTCTTTTTACCATCAATAATTTCACTTTCTTGTTTCTTTAAGAAAGCATAATGTCCACCATCAAACTTAACAGATACAACATTGTTTTCGGGAGTGAGTAAAGAAATTAAATGATGATTGTCTGTGCGGCCTATTACTGTTCCACAAATACAGGCTAAATCAAATTGTTTCCATGTTCTACCCCTTGCAGTTTTTTCAACGAATTGCGGTTCTTCTGGAAGTTCTGAAAAACTACTGATATTATAATAATTATAGTTTACATTTGCTAATTCATGGTTGTTGCTATAATAAGACACAGATTCCATGCTCCAATGATTGGGGTCTTGATTTGGTAATAATTCATTGAACTTTTTGCGTAAATTGGCTTTATAGTATTGTGTAATAAAATCAGGTGTGTTAATATAATCTTTTATTGCTTCAAAATTAGGTTTAAATATTTTTTCTAACCATTTATCTACGACAATAGTTTTATCGTTTTCTTCCCAAAAGTCTACACCAGACTGTCCCAAAGTTATACAATGTTCTATAAAATATTTGTAGGCTTTGGAATCCAGCCAGTATAGTTTTTTAGATTTGAATTTAGGATGATTCCCATAAAGAAAATCTTTTGAAGTTACATGTTTATAAAAATTATAAGCCCCAAAGATTTGTTTGTTATTCATTCGCCCACCAAGGGCAATTTTAATGTTATTTATATTAGCCATAGTAAGCTGTGTAGGTTTGGGATTAGAAAGGATAAAATATCGTTTCATAATTTTAATTCTATCAGAAGAAAATTCATCAAAACAACCAGCTTTAATAAGTTGAATGATTTTGCTTTGGGTGATTAAAGAACCTGTAAATGTGTTTTTTTGATAGAAGTCATCAAAAGATTTGTAAGGGCGATTGGAAATGATTTGTTGGGCGATTTGTGGGTTGATTCCAGCTATCCCACCCAAACCAAAATAAATTAAATTATTACTTTCATCTGGTTCAAAATCAATACCAGCTTTATTGACAGAGGGAGGGGATATTGAAATATTGTTTTGTTTCATTTTATATATTGCTTTGCTAACTTCTGCGTAATCTGTGCTATTGGTTTTTCCATTTTCTTTTGTTTCGCCATTTGCTTCTACAGATAAACAAGCACAATTCCAATAAACACTAGGATAAAAATAATTAAGATTAAGTTCTTGTAATGCTATAATAGAATAACTGTATGAATGTAATTGGGAAAAGGAATACCCCATACTTGCCGCAAATACAACATTCCATATATAATCAGCGAATATATTTCTTGTACCTTGTCGTTTACAACATTCAAAGAATAATTCTTTGGCTTCTTCTTGTAGTTTTTTATCTTTCTTAGCAATAGATTTACGCAGTTTATTAGCTTCTTTAAGAGTATAACCAGCAGTATGTTTGTCCATACTAAGACGCATAACTTTTTCTTGGCTATCTGCCATTCCATAAGCGTCAGATAAGTAATACCAAAGAATATTTCTTTCACTATCATTAAGTCCAAAAGCGATAGTATCATTTACCCATTCTTGGTGATTATCTTTATATCGTTTATATCTATCTATGGGTGTTTCATCTGCATTATCTGGCATAAGTCGCAAAAGTGAATTGGCGGCTGATAAGTCCATAACACTATGAGGATGTGTTGTATTAAGAGTTTTTTGTGATATTGGTGTATCAAATTGAAAACATGAATAAATTGAAGGAAGTATATCCCACATTTTATCGTCATCATAGTTAAGTGTATCAGGGTGCAACCATTTATAATAAGTAGCTTTAAGGCTACCTTCCCATGTTATTTTGTCATTGTCTAAAAGATAATCCATAGTACGATGTATCTTATCTGCGGCTTCAACTGTAAGCATATCAAATTTAATACAACCAGCTTCTTCAGAATCCCAAAGGTCATAGCAAGTTGTTAAAGTACCATCGGCAGAGCGCATAGAAGATATATAGTTGGTATATGGTTCATTACAAACAATTACCCCAGCCGCATGAGTTCCCCTATTGGTAATAAGCCCTTCAATGCCTAAAGCGCATTTAATAAGATTGGGATATTTATTCATTTCGTTTTTCAATGCAGATACAGGTAAAATATCTTTGTTTTTATTTCCATAAATAGCGTCAGATAAATTAGATACTGTACCACGATTTACAGGGATTAAAGATTTGAAATAAGCGGCTGTATCGTTTGAAATATCTAATCCTTTACAAGCTCTTTCAATGGCTGTTTTGGCAGAAATTTTAGAAAAGGTAGCTACATTAAGAACTTTATCTTCGCCAAAATATTCTTTCATTTTATTTACTATTGCTTGTTTTTTACTTGCTTCTGAATCATTGTCAATATCAGGAAGTTCTACACCTCGTTCGTGGTTCAAATGCCTCCAACTTGGCATATAATCCCCTAAAGGTACGGGGTCAATTTGTGTTACTTCAAGTAAATAACAAGTAAGGAAACCAGCGGCGCTACCTCTAGCTGGCATAGCCAAACTACCGGCTTCCCATATTAAATCAATTATCTTTGACATAGTGGAATAGTAACTTGGCATAGATGTATCAAGTTCTTCAGAGATTATCTTTAATTCTTTCCATTCTTCATTCAATCGAGCAATATAATTTTCCAATACTTTATTCTTAACTTTGTTAGTAACAATTTTAGTTTCCAAGGCAATTTCAATTTGACTGAAAAAGTAACGCTCGTGGAGGGGTCTATCCTCAGAGGCGTAAAATCCGAAGTTGGGGTATTGGTCGTAATACCTATTGAAGATATGCTTGATGGTAAAATTTGGTAAGTATTGTCTTGGAATTTGAGGTATAATTGGCTTGTGGAAAATGTCATATCCTTTGATTCTTCGCCCAAGTTCACAACTCCATTCTAACATTTGGCCAATTTGTTTGGTAGTAAAATCGTGTTCAAGATAGCCGCACAATTCTTTTTCATCCATAAGATAAGCTGTTGCATAGAAATCGTCAACTTCTCTTTCGCCCTCTTGGGAATTAAGATAAACACGATGTATTTCTGCGTCCTCTTTGCGTAGATAGTGACTGTCTGTTGTGGGAATAATAGGCAATTTGGTATCTTCATGTACAGTCCACATTAAACGATTAACCAAACTTTGGTTTGTGTCTGTGTTTTTTGAAGGTTGTATTTCAAGATATAGGTTGTCTTTTCCAAAAATATTACTAAGTCTATTTATTTCGTCATAACAATCTTCAGGTTTGCCATATCGTAAAATTAAATTATCAATCCTACTACCTAAACAAGCTGTAGATGCAACTACATGACCCTGATTTGGTTTAATTATTTCTTCAAGGTCAGAATAGTATGTTGGTCTGCGATAGATAAATTGTTTATAAGCTCTGCGCCATGCCCTATCTGAAAGTTCTCTAAGTTGTTTATGACCTTCTGTATCAAGCGCTGTGAGAATAAAGTGATAGTATGGGGTTTTGCCATTGTTATCACGATTATCTATATCTTCTTGTTCATCCAGTAAATAAATTTCATTGCCCAAAGCAAGAGTGAATGGGCGTTCTTTTGTCATGTTGTTGTAATACTTCAGGGCTTGTATATGACTTGATAAAGATTCGTGTTCACTTATAGTTATTCCTTCAAGTCCAAGGTCATACGCCCTTTGTATTAAGTCTGGAACACGATTAATTACATCTGGGAAACCACATGAAGCGTTTGAAAAATCTGTGTGATTATGGTTGTTAAAAAATCCCATTAATTTCATCCCTTGCATATAAATAATTTTTCAATCTTCTTTTGAACTCCTTTATTGTCTAAATGACATTTCAAATTTTTACTCCATATACATTCAAATTCATCTGGCATCCAATATTCACTTATCAGCACTACATTATCTTTCGCCATTCTTTTACACCATTTATAGAATTTATCATAATCAAAATCTTCTGCAGCATATTTAGTGGTATCTCTATATGGTGGGTCACAATAAATAACATATCCTTTAGGATTAGCAGTATAATAGTCACGACAGTAAAATTTAATATTGTTAAGATTTGGGGCTTGCTTGATTAAGTTTCTTATGCTTTCATCAGTATAGTATCTAATAGTATTGATTTTAGTTTTGACTTCATTAGCATAACCGCCAAACCATTTACCATTATAACTTGCACAAAATCCAACAAGTCCAACATACCACATAGGGTAATTATCAGGGTTGTTTCTAACAGCTATATATTCTTCTTTAGATATGGTCATAGGAAATATACTACAATCTTTCTGTGCTTGTTTCAGTAAAGCAATAAGATAAGGGTGTATATCATATCCTATCTTTTTTTCAGCCTTGATTTTATCTATAATATTGCCCCCCCCTACAAACGGTTCAAAATATTTTTGTGTTTTATTAACATAAGATTGGATGATGGGAACAATATTTTTAGCTATACGATTTTTACTGCCGATATATTTCATATTCCCTCCTAAAAACAAACTGATTAGATATGATAATTATACCACATCTAATCAGTTTTGTCAAGTGTTATTTATTTGATTATTTATCCTTTCTTCAGCAATCTTAAAATATTTTTCATCAAGTTCTATTCCTATAAAATTTCTATTAGTATTAACACAAGCCACACCTGTGTTGCCGCTATTGGCTATTTTATCCATTTTCATAATTTTTTTGTTTTATTTATCCTTTTCCCAAACAAGTATTTTATAAAACCAATATTATTTTTCTTATAATCCTTTTTCCACATTTTATAACTATTCCAACTTCTTAAAGGATAAAACAACACCCAAGCGATAGGAAACAATAAACCCGCACAAAAAATAATTAAATAATCTTCTATTAAATGTTTTGAATTTTCTGCGATACAAACAAAAACAACACCAATTATCCACCATATACACAAAGTAATTAAACTAATCCAATACCATTCCATTAAAAATTATCTTCCCACCTTTCTTCTTCCTGTATAACGGGTATAATTTCATAATCTTTAATCATAACCTGTGGTGTTTTAACACCTTCATATTCATTTATATCTAAATCTCCAACAATAAGTTGGACATTAAATTTATCATACTTTCTAAATGCTTCAATGTCATTATCAGTAGCAAAGAATTTAAGACAACCAACATTTCCTAAATCAAGTTTAAGTGTTTTACTAGATTTTTCAAAGACAAACACCCTATCTTTTGTAAGTGTTGTTTCAATAGCGAATGTAGGCGCTTCAATCCCCTTACCCCAAAGCTGTTTCCATTCAGAAATTACTTGACATATGTCAAGTGTAATATCTTTAGGATTAACTTTTGCAGTTACTTCAACCTCTGGTTTTTCTGAAAGGTCAAGGGAATTTAGCCATTTTATAAAACTTTCTAAATTCTTTTTCTTTACTAAAACCCCACACGCTTCTTCGTGTCCTTGGGCTGAAGCAATGCCACTTTTATTTATTTTTGTAGCAAGTGGTGTTGGACTTCTCAAACTGCCACTCCAAGAACCATATCCTGTGTCCCTAAGAAGTATTGTGGGTTTGTTATATTTTCCTGTGAATTTATTAGCAATTAAACCAGTAAAATTAGCTTTTTCTGGTGAAGTGAATCCTATGATTACCTTTGCAGAAAAATCTAAATTTGGTTCAATTTCTTCAACTACAGATTTAACTTCTTCGTCTTGTGTACGCTTTACCTTACGAATCTTTTTAAGTGCTTCTTCAGGGTTAATCTTTCCAATTAAACCATCAAAGAATAAGGTTTTATTTTCTTGTTCTTCACTTCTAGCCAAAGCATTGGCCAAAGGCCCAATATCCCAACCAATAGCTTCGGGTGTATAACCCTTCCGTTTACAGCATTTTTCAAACAAATAATTAAGAAAAGGATTAGTAATTGTTTTCAATCCATTATATAAATACCATCTATTTTCCATAGAAGTTAAATCACAAATATCTGTCACAAGACTAACTGCTACAAGGTCTGTATAATTAGGATATTTAACATTATGCTTTTCACAATAAGCACGAACAAGTTTGTCTGTAACTCCAGTTCCAGAAAGTGATTTGTTTATTACACCTTCTAATTGATTGTTTACTATAGTTGCGTATGTGTTTGTTTCTTCAAATATATGATGGTCAGCAATAAGAACTTCTATACCATTTTCTTTAAGCATTTTACATTCTTCTGTATTATTACTTCCAGCGTCAGGAACAATAAGTAAGGAATTTGGGCCATTTGACGCAATAATTTCTTCTAACTTATCTGTAATGCCATGCTGTTTTCCTTCGTGGAAATACATTTTAATATTTGTTTTACCAACAAAAGTGAAAAAATTATAAATTAAAGCCGCAGAACAAGCACCGTCAGCATCCGAATCACAAATGATTCCAACAGGGGTGTTGTTTTCTATATGCCAATTCAGCAAATCAACAGCTTTATCCATATTAGGATAATTCCAATGACTTTCATAATTCTTTTTTGTTGGTTTTAAGTATCGTTTTACATCTTTTATTCCCAAGGCAGAAAGATATTGGGTTATAAAATCAGAAGATATATGGTCAAGTTTTGTTGTTATATTCATTTTACCACGCCCTTACATTTTCATGCAAAGTTTCAACTCCGTCATAATCATCAATTACATAATCCATGCCATCAGGAATTTCAACTACCACTAGATTCCCATAACTTCCACTTGCTTTTATACCAAGTTCTTCTACAACTTCAATAAGTATAGGGTCATCCCTATGTCCGCTGTCAAGATATAGATTTGTTTTCCAATCTATTTTGTCCTTTTCTACACTATCGCCAAAATCCTTAGTAAAATAATAAGTCATAAGACCAAAACCCTTTTGCATTTTTTTATTTCTATAATCGTCATAATAACGATAAAGTGTCAATCCTTTCTTTTCAGCATACAATTCATATGCCTTATCAGAAACATCAAAACCACCATAACACTTATTAAGAATAATTTTCATAACAAAATCCCCTTTCTAATGATACTTAATTATACCATAAGAAAGGGGATTTGTCAATATTATTTTTTATATTTTTCATTTATAATTTTTGGCACGGCGCAATTCCAGTTTATTTTATGATGTATTCTTGTGTGGTCTGTAGCCATAGCATCTATTGTTACACAGCTTGGGTTTGTCATAACCGTATAAAAAGATTTCATATAAGTACCATCATCATTATAAGTATCTGACATACCGCCTTTATTTTTTTGCGTTGTTTTTTGAACCAAAGAACAATCAACAACAGTAAAAAACAATTTCCCAAGTTTACCAAGTTGAACATAAGTGTTTACATCTTCATTTATTCGCCCAAAGAATTGAAATGGATTATTAGTTTTACAAAAAAAGCTATTCATAGCTTTGCGTTTGATTTTGTGGTTGAAATCATATCCGCCAATTCCACCAAGTAAATCCCCGCCTTGGGCAAAAGCTACTGTTAAAGCGTTTGTATCTTCAAGAAAATCAATGAATATATCCACAACTTTATCAAATTCTTTTGATTTCATTACTTTTAATTTATCGCCACCATCGTAACGATATTCAAATGAAGTATAGTCATCATCAAATTGGGCGAAATATTTTAATCCTAATTCTTTTGCGGCTTGAAAACAATAGTTTCTTGCGTACACAATTACTTTTTCAGAACCACCAGAATCACACAAATCAAAAGTTTTACCTATTTCTTCTTTATTAAAAATAAGTAAATTATTTGGATAAAGTTCTTTATATCTATCTAAGGTGGGGTCATCATCACTCACAACAATGTAGTATTGCCCTGTATAATTAGCATTTTTTAAAGAATTTAATGTATAAATGTTATCTGCCCTTTTGTAAGACATTATAAAAATAGCAAAATCATTACGCATTTTCTTCCAGCCTACTTCCTACAATTTCAGCCATGCGCTTATTAAGCTTTACATAACCTTTAGCTATTGCGTCATCAAAATCAATAATCACCAACGCAGAGTCCTCCATAAGTTCTTGCATTTCAGGCGATGCAGAAGCGTAATAATCAGCTATTTTAGAATAATTAAATATAGTATGCCGTCTTGCGGCACAAAGTAAAAATTTCTTTTCTAAATCGCTTACATTAGATTGAAGAATTTTAGCTTTTAATTCTTTATATTTTGAATTATCAACGCATTCTTGCAGACGGGGGGGGCAAGATTTTGGTGTATACTGTGGAACATTCATTTTATAATTATATTTATATTTTCTTTCAGACATTATTTATCCTACTTTCAGCTATATTTAATAATGTGACATAATGTAATTGTGTTTATTTATATCCCAAGAAGTGTTAATTTTTTTATTAATATATTTTTTATTCAATATAGGATTTTTATTTCTTGTTCTATATAGTAGGGTAGTATAAATACCAAGTTCACTACATATTTCTTCTATTTTACTATAAGTATTTATTTCACCAGTAATTACATGAATCCAAAATTTAGAAGCTAAATATTCTAAATCTTGCTTTAATAAATTATAATCAATATTTTTATCTTCTATCAACAATGTTTTAATTGATTTATTGCCATAATCTTTTCCCATATATTGAAAACTATAGGCAATTCTATGTAATTGTTGGTCTTTAATTCCTTGTTTTATTTTAGTTGCTTTGCCTTTTCCACCTGTACTTACTTTGCCAGAAGTACCGCTTTCTTTCCAATTAAAATTATTTCTTAAATAATTAACAAGGCGCAAATGCGTTGTGCGAATATATAGTTTTTTTCCTTTGGAAAAATAGTATTCTGCTATATATGATAAAAATTTTGTACCAAATCCCAATCCTTGATAATCTGGTAGAATCACCAGTCTGCTTACACGATAAGCGTATTTTATATCACCGTTGGGCATTGGTAGTACACCACAAAAACCAACAACAATATCATTCCAATAACAAGTGTAAACAGTACAGGCTTTATTTAATTCTGCACTTAAATAGTGATGTTCCCTAAATACGCTCCAAATCTCTTTGTTGTTTGATTCGTAGATTTGGAGCGTAATACTTCCCCCAAGTCAGCACCCCGACAATCAAAACATTTCGCTTCGTCTACATCTATTACAAAGTCTGGTTTAAGGAATGGAATATAATCATTGTGACAAGAACAAAACACAACATGACGCATATTATTTTTACGAATATATTTAGCAATAGAATTACAAGTTGACTTAGCAACATTTCTATCAATAGTAGAAGTAAATTCGTCAAAAATCATTTCGCTATTTATATTAAGAGCCAAATCTGCCCTAAATCCTTCGCCTATTGATAAAACATTTCTAGGTCTACACCAAACAGGCATTGAATTAAGTCCTACTGCACTTAATCTATAAGAAGCATCTTGTGGTGAATCAAAGTTAGATACAATAGCTTTAATATTATCATATGTTTTGTGCTTTTTATTATAAAAAGGCAATTCTTTAAGTAAAGTAGATTTGCCCCCCCCACTTGAACCTGTAATTACTAAAATTTGATAATCTATTTGATTTAATTCTTGTGGAAATTCATAAGGAAAAAATTTACTTTCGCCTGTAAAATCATAGTCAAAATTATTTTGAACCATGTCAGTAAATTCGTCAATAGGAACTTTAGATATAAGTGGTTCTTTCTTCTTTTTTAGGTTGCACAAAACATTACATTCTTTATAATTCAAATAAATCCACCTTCAACCTTTATAAATTCTTCTATAAATTTTTCTTTAACTTTTTCCCAAGCAAAACATCCATCTCTATCTGGACGCTTTTTCTTCAATAATCTTTTAATATAATCTTTAGGATATTTCGGCAAACAATCTTTACCGTGTGTAAAAAATCCTTGACCTTCTAATCTTTTAGCTTTTGCCATATTTTCATTACACCAAAGCCAATAGTGGGGTATACCATCACAAGGAATGTGCATAAGTTCTATTTTATCGCCAATAATATAAATAGTATTATTTTTATCTAATGTAACATCAGCAGACCAAATTTCACCCGAAGGGGTTAAATCAAGCGTTCCATAAAAACTTGTGTAATGTGGGCCTTTACCTGTAAGATAGTCGCTATAATAACTAGGTTCATTCCCCATATACATAGCTTCCGTGTAATTGGGAAAAGTTTCCATCATCCATTTTTTATCCATAAAAAATCCCCCTTTATTGATACTGATTATATCATATAAAGGGGGATTTGTCAAGTGTTATTTTATTCAGTCACACCAATCAGTGCCATAGCCCTATCCATAATAGGATGACCATTCATAATCCTGCCCCAATTGTTTTCTGCATAGCTTTCAGTTGCCCTAGCGGGGTTAGCATGACCAACCCAATCGCTAACAGCGTTGATAAATCCCCACTTAGTATTAAGGAACTTAATAAGGTCAGGTGCAAGCATACAAGCCTGAATACCATCCTTGGCAAGCTGAATGTTATTCTTCTTCCTGTCGCTCATATCTTCAGTAATGGGGAAAAGTTCATCAAGCACAGCGTTTACATCTTCGGGCATAAACTTTTCATTAGCAAGCCTATCAGCGTTTTCAGCAAGCGCATCAAGATAATCATTTGCAAGCTGAAGGGTATGCTTTGCTTCCTGCAATTTACTGTTCATATCCCCCATATGTTTAGTAGACCAAGACCTAGTAGCACTACTAAGAGCAAGATTAAGAGTATTATTGCAGACTACACGAATAGGGGTAGATACTACACGAATAGCACCAGTACCATCATGGCTGTTAGTAAAACAAATATAAGGGTCAAAATTATCGTCAAGAATCTTTCTTTCAGGCATCTTAGCAAGAAGCCAAATAGTCTTACCGTTTTTCAGACTACCAGCAGTTTCATAAGTAACACCTTCGCCAACAAGATTATCAGTAAAATCAAACGCTTCAAAATTCTGAACAACCTTATAACGGTCAGTTACAACGCCAAGAACACTACCATCAGAACTACGGGTATTAGCCTTGTAACCCTTGATTTCAACACCATTGGAATCATAGACAGGCTTCCCATCAACAGTCCAATTCAGTCCAGCGAGGTCAAGAGCATCTTTGCTTGTGGGGGCTTCCTGAACAATGGTTCCAAGACCGTGCCACGGGGTTTCACGAACACTAAACATAGTTTCTACATTAGCCGACATAATCAATTCCTCCTAAAAAATTTGTGATATATTTGGTTCTTCCTTAACTGTGACCCAATTATATCACAAATATTTTTATTTGTCAAGAATTATTTTAAGATTTTTATTTAATTTCTTTCTTAATATCTTTTATATTATTCCAAACATAATCAACGAATCTATCCCAATTGAGTTCTATTTGTTCAAACACATCTATTTTCTTTTCTTCAAAATCTTTTCTTTCAGGCCAAGAAGTTAAAACGATTTCCCATTCACATTTACTCCAATAATAATAGGCAAGGTCTTGTCTAAGCTGTTTTACAAAACTATTTTTATCATTTTTATTTTTTCTTTTGTTTTTTATACAATCTTCCCAAAATCTGTAGTGTTCAAAAATATTAAAGGTTTTAATGTTTTTTCTATTAAAATCTTCATAGTATACATTCCAAGTTAGCATATTATTCCCTTCTTGTTTTATATGTTGAAGATGTTTTATATATTGAAGATAATGTATTTGAAAGATTTTCAAATTTTTCAGGTGTAAATGTATAAGATTCTCCCAACTTAATATCTTTTACTTCTGTTAAAGTTTGTAAAAATTTTTCACATTCTTTTTCCATAAGTTTTCTAATTTCTTTCCAAATTTCTTTTTGTTCTTTTTTACTTAAACTTTGATACCATGTAACAAAATCATTATCCCCAAAAGTCATTTCTTGTAATTTATTCAAATAATTTCTTCCCTACTTTCCCACAGTTTGTTCCATGTTTCTTCATCACCATCAAAAGGACTACATTTATACCAATTTTCCAAACCAATGTTGTTATAAACTATATCTACATCACAATATCCCTTGAACATTTCCCCAAGTCTAATCATTTTTTTTTCAAATTCTTTGTAATCTTCATCCCCAAAACTATGAAAATCACTATCAAGGGCAAGCGTAATATGATTAACACCCATTTTTATAAGTTCCCTTACACGCTTTAATCCTATATTACTTCCATAAAGAGCCAGTACATTTGACTTTTCATGCCACCAAGTATCTGCTTTGAGAACGCTTTTTTCACCTTCTACAAGAATCACATGACCAGTTCTTTCTATTTCAGGACGATTATAATTTTCACCATAAAATACATTATTAGTGGGGAATTTATATATTGTTCCATTTAATAATTGTAAAGGTCTATACTTCCCATTATCTATTTCTTCTGGAAGCCAATGCCTACATCTTATTCCTATGAGTTCGCCTTTAGTATCAAAGCAAGGGATGGCAGTTGATTGAAGTCTTGGGTAATAACCTATTCCATATTTTTCCATTGTATCTATATTTATTCCTTCATCAATCCATTCTTGCGGATATATTTTTGGAAAATTATCTAATATAGATTTATCATAAATTTGTAGGGAACTTTCGCCCTTTTTAATTTTTAAATATTTCCCCAAATCTTCTTCCCAATTATATTGTTTCTTTTGGGTAATTCTTTTACAAGCAGAAGGGTCAAGTCCAGTTACAGACAGAATAAAGTTTATAGCATCTAAAAAAGAACATTCTTCGCCATTTGTAATTTTAATCGCTTGCACCAATCCAATTATATCATAACTGCAAGATTTGGTGTAACTAATATAAATTTTTGTATCATTGTAACGATACAATTTGGGGGTTTGTTTGGTTGTATCTTTATATTTATCCGCATTGTAAAAAACTACTTGATTATTACCTTTAGAAAATTGTCTTAAACCAAGCGCTTTTTCTATCTGTTCATAATTAAAAAGGGTGAGAATTGATTTTAATTTTTTTGCGTTAATACTCATATTCCCACCCTTTCTTTATTATTTAGTAATTAAAATTATTAACCAGTTCTTTAGCTTCTTCTTCTGAAATATTATTATCATAATAGTTTTGTGCAACTATAACATTAAAACTATTATCGTCACCCGTCAGCCAATTAACTTCGACAAACATATTTCCATAGGCAGTAAACCATTGACATTCATTATGTTCAAGGCAGTATTTAATTCCTTTTTTTACTTCCCTTTCAATTGTTTCATTTTCAATGATTTTACTATCTTTACCACCATAATGATAATAACTTTCTGGGAATTGCATCGTTCTTTCAAATTTTTTTATAAAAATTTCTTTGTGGCAAGAAGGACATTCAACAACTCTTCCAAATGGATTTGAATAGGTATCTTCTTCCGAATAAGCAAACTTACAACCACATTTATCACAAGTGTGTATAATTTCTTCTGTTTTGTTTTCTTCAATAATTCGCATTAAAACCACCTCCTAAAATTATCAATTTCATTAACCAACCCTTTAATATCATCATAACTATTATCAGCACCAAAAGATACTCTAATAGTTTGACTTGCTATTTTCTCATTAAATCCCATAGCTTCAAGCACACGATAATCTCCTGCTCCAGCGCAAGCACTATGAGCTACACCAATATAAATATCTTTAGAAGCAAGATATGTTTGAAGTGCGTCAGCGTTAATTCTTCTAAGATAAATAGCGTTAATAGTATAAGATTTATCAAATATGTTGGAATAAACAAGTGCAGAATCTATGTTTTGTTCTACTAATTTATTGTTTAAAAAACTATACAATTCATACCAGCGTTTGGGATTTAAAAGTTGTTTATCATTAACGCACCAAATACACCAACTAAGAGCATCAGCAATCATACAAGCACCAGCAACATCAACAGTACCATGCAAAAGGTTGTATTGATTTTTTGGGTCTTTATTTGCACCAAGATATTCACCTAATCTATCACTAATCCACATAACACCAATACCTTTTTCTGTATAAAACTTATGTCCACTAAACCACATGGCATCACAGTATTCTTCAAGGTTGTCAGGAAGAACAATATGACCAATAGCGGCTGTAAGGTCTACACCAAAAAATTGATTGGGCTTGGTTACAAATTCTTCTTTGGTTTGTTTAATATCCCATATATCACCAGTAATTTGATTGACAAGTTGATGGCAATATATGGAATATTTTTGTAAAAAATATTTTGTTATTTTATCAAATCTTGTTTCATCTAATACTTCGCTAACATTATAAACACTATCATGTTCATAAGGCGAACACCAAACTTCATCCACACAAAATTTACTTGCAAGCCATTCTACAGCTTCAGTAGCACAACGAAAGAAAAGAACATAACCACCTTTTACACTAAGACAAGATTTAATTTTTTCTTTTGCCTTTTCAAGTTCAAGTTGTTCTTCTGTTTTTGTGTAAGGTGTATTACTATTCATCCAGAAATCTTTGTGAACACCACGGAAGAACATGGGTTTCGTGGTCGCGGCGTTGTCAAGATAAATCATGTTTTTCCCTCCAATAAAATTCATCTATTTTATTCCATTCTTCTTCTGAAATATTGCCGCAATCATATTTTTCCTGAAGATTATAATAACATTGCTGTAAATATCTAAAAGTGTGCCATTTTGAAAAAATATCTTTAGAATGAATTAAACCTCCATTATTATCTTGTGGCAATTTATTTTCCACGATGATTATTCTATTCCATTGATATAACTTTTCTGTATCAATTTTATATTCCCTATAACGCATAGCAAGAATAACCAAAGAACAATATGCTTCCCAATGTGTAACAGGGTAATCCATAATTCTATTAACGAAGATATGGTTTGGTGTTCCTTTTTCAGCTATATTTTTAGCAATACAACAACATTCTCTCCATTGTCCTAAAAGTTGCTGTCTAGGGAGATAAAGAAGTAAATTCTTGTGCCAACATCTCATAACAAAACCTTCTTTCTTGTTTTTTTGTATTATACCACAAGAAAAAAGGTTTGTCAAGTCAATTATTAAATATAAATTTTTGTCCCCTCATTAACACACACAACTTTAGCCGCTTTACCTTGGCTATGTAATCTATCCTGCAATGTATTACAAAACTTTGGTTTGTACCTTATATCCCCATGTACTAAAGCTATTTTATTATATCTTAATTCACTATAATAATTAAGTAATTCTTCATAACTTGCGTGACTAGAAAAAGAATATAAGCAAGTTATATTAGCATTATTTTCTACCCAATCTCCATCAACTTTTACAAATCTATCACCGTCTTTAATCTGACTAGCAAGATTATTTTCGCCACTAAATCCACAAAAAATAATATGATTATTTCTGTTTGGAAGTAATGTTTTAAGATGTGGCAAACTTCTTCCAGCAGTTAAGAATCCGCTTCCTGCTAGGATGATACAATGTTTATTTTCATTTTGTAAAACTTGACTTTCTGCCCAAGAATTGATTAAATGTAAATTAGGCATTTTCATTATTTCATTTTGGAAAACTTCATCGTCCCATATGTCACAAATTTTTTGGGCTAATGGACTATCTAAATAAATAGGCATATCCATATTTATCGCCATATCGTAAAGTAAAGTTAATATTTCTTGTGTTCTCCCAAGACTAAAAGTTGGAATAAGTATTTTATTCGACTGTTCAGAAATTGCGGAAATCTTTTCAATATCTTTACTTCTATCTTTAATTTTATTGGGTCTTGTAGGCTGATTATAAGTGTTTTCACCTATCAATAAATCTACAAAAGGTAAATCTATTCTTGGTTCTGTATATACCCTTTTACCTTCACCTATATCTCCTGTATTTCCTATTCTCTTTTTTACAAAGCCTTCATTAAGTGTAAGAACAATTTGGGCTGAATGAATAATGTGTCCAGCAGGATAGTATTCAAATGACATATCTTCATTTATATTATATTCATTATAATAGTCTACTTCAATACATCTGTTCAATGTTCTTTCAATTGCTTGTTCATCATAAAGTGGAAATAGTTTTAATCCATGCTTATGATTGATTTTATCACAATCCTGTTGCATGATTTTAAGACTATCTTCCCAAAGCAATTTAAGATATGGTTTTGTTCCTAATGGAACATAGGTGTGGGCTTGGCAACCTTTAGAATACATGGCTGGGACAAGCCCACTATGGTCTATATGTAGATGTGAAATAATAATATAATCTATATCTTGTGGTTTAACTTTTTTTAATTGAATGACATTTGCTTTATAATTACTTAAAGGGTCATTAAGTTGAATCATACCACAATCTAAAAGCGTTACATACTTTTTGAATCTAACTAAGTGCATTGAACCAGTAACATCAACCGAAGAATTACCAACAAAAGAAACATAAGGTTTGCTAGTCCCTTTTCCTTTTACCATTGTTCTTCTTCCTCTTGAACATCTGGAATTGCGAATCCAATAGCCTGAACAGAATGATTGGGTTCTTCTTCTTCGTTATCTTCTAATTCTTTTTGTTCTTTAGTAAGTTCTATTTGCCACTTTCCAATTTTTTTATTAACAAAATTTTGAATTAAATTTGAAAAAGAATCTAAAATTGGCATAACAATTACAAAAAACACAACAGATAATACAGCTATAAATAATTCTCGCAAATTAAAATTCTCCTTCTAATACAGGTTTTGGGATATTAACTAACTGATTGTATTGGTCAACAACGAAAAAATCTTTATTTTTCATTGTAGCTCTATCAAAATATCTAAAAACTTTAAGTTTTTGGTCAGCGTATTCGCCAAACCTAGCTTTATAAACATAAGTTATAATATTGGGTGTAGGGTCATTATTTCTATCAAATCCTTTGCGTTTTAAATATGGTTCAATCATTTTATATTCTTTTGGTCTATCTTTAACACTTAATGTTATACAAGCCGCGTCAAGTTTTTGTTTGATTGCTTTACTACTACTCAAACAACTTTCATCTGGAAACTCCATTTGTTTTTCATTTCCGTTTAATTGGCTTGCTGTCATAATTGCCACATTATATTGTTCTGCATATGCTTTAAGGTCGGTAGCTAACGCTCTAAGCACCAAATCTTCTCTTGCAGGAATAGAAGTAGACGCTTTATATTCAGCAGAAATAGCAGATTGCAGTTGAAGATAATCAAATCCTACTGTGGTTATGCCATAATTTTTAACACAATCTTCTATCTTTCTTTTAATATTTGCGCTAGTAAAATCTGGCATATCCACTATAATCATATTATTTCGTTGTAAAATATTACCAGCTTTTACAACACGATTTCTTTCTTCTTTTGTTAATTGTCCCATAGTAATGTGTTTAACATCAACGCCACTAACACAAGCAAGAAACATAGGATTGATTTCTTTTCTTGAAGCAAGTTCTGAATGAATAAATAATCCAGCACCATCGTAATTAGGATTTGTTATAAAATCATGCGCTTCTTCGTTCCAAAGAGTATCAATTGATATTCCACAAAGGTCAGCTATCATCATACGGGTCTTGCCAGTTCCAGCAGGAGAACTATTCATAATTAAATGTCCCCTACACAAACCCATATATAGCTGTGTAAGATAAGGGCTTGTAAGAAAACTACCAAAAGCAGGAGCTTGTTCAAATTCTTCTATAAGGCTTTCAGTATCTTCCCCAGCAACCATTTCGTTTCGTACAAAGTTAATATCATATTTATTACGAAACAGACTTGCTTCATGGTCTATATCATCCAGTATATCTTTAATAGTCCATTGTTCTAATTGTCTTTGAGCTTTTTCTTCTTCTTCCGTTTCATCATAATATTTAGAAATATCGTGACCTTTACTTTTCAATTCTCTAAGTAAAGAAAATTTACGAACATTATTATAATAAAAATCAAAGTTATCTAAGTTGGCTAATTCTTTTACTATTGATATATATTCATAGTAATTATTGTCAAGTAGAATTTCTTTTTGTGCTTCGTAATTATCTATAAAATTATCTATTTCAAGTTCTGTAATATTCGTTACGCCAGATTTTGCCAAATGATTTATACAAACAAACAATACTTTGTGAAATTCTTGTGGGGCAAAATCATTTTTAGTCAAAGGTGTGTCTGGTCTTAAAGATAAAGAAGGGTTGTTTAACAAACAACCTATCAACATTGAAGCAATGTTAGGATTGTAAAGCAATCACCAATCCACCTTCCCTTCATACTTTTTCTTGTGTATTTTTACAATCTGTTCATTAGGAATTTCAACCGATTTCGCACGATTTATAGTTTCCCTAAATTCCATACAGGGTTTAATATATCGTGGGAAAATCTGTCCCAAACCATAATTAAAATCCCATTCTACGCCTTCATAAACACGAGCATATTTACACACAAGATACATTTCATACCAATCAAGTTCATATTCTTCTTGAATGTCTTTAGCTTGCTTCATAACGCTAGGCCAATTAATTTTATCACCAGTCCATTCTTGCAAATAGTCTGTGAATTTTCTGCGGTCAGTTCCTTTTTCTGGTTTGAAATTTACAAGTGGTTTGGGTTTGGATTTTATAGAACAATATTTTTTGAAACAATCTTCTGAACAAAAATGCAAAGATTTATATTTATTTCCTTGATATCGTTGCCCTCTAGGAATTTCTTTAGAACATACATCACAAATCATTTTCTACCCTATATCCATTCTTTTCTAGTAATTCAATAGCTTCTTTTATCTTATATTCAAGCCTTTCTTTTTCTGCTCGTTCCCTGATATAATCATAAAAATCACATTTAAGTTCATCCCCATTGCAAGAACATGGTTCACATTCTTTTGTTCCCCAACAAACACCTATTGTTATATCTTTCCAGTTTATACAATTTCCAGAATAAACATCGTAAAAATATTTTCTTTTATTTTGGGTATGATAACACTTACATTTTTCCAATAAAAACACCCCTTTCATTTACTATATTATACCACAAATGAAAGGGGTTTGTCAAGTGTTTATTCTGTTTTAGTAGTGGTTACATAAGGTTTAGTCCACCAATTATCATTGGGATTGGTTGGAGGCGCACATGGAATATAAGGAATCGGAACATAAGTTGGTTCATTTGTTTTTGTTGGTTCTTCATAGGGTTCATAATGCACACTATCAACCCACGACCATGTATCATCATCAAATATTAAAAACCATGTAATAGTTAATTCAGGAACAACCCCATAGACAATATAAATTTTATTGGTTTGCTTGCTTTTAATTTTAAACATTACTCTACCTTAATCCCTTGATTCCCAGCAAAAGTAACAAGCTGATTATAAATATTTTCAAGTGCAACAACATCATCATCTGTCGCTTTGCTAACCTTCTTACCTTCGCCAAGTTCAAGTTCAACAATTTCCTTTGCCTTATCAGCGAACTTAGAAAACACCGCCTTGTAATATGGTTGAATTAAATCAATCCAATCACTAGCATTATATTCATGGTTTTCCTTTTCCCAATTTTTAGTAACAGCACCCTCACTATCGGCAGAAGCCTTAATAGCTTCAAGAATAGCTGTTTCAAGATTCTTGGCAGTAAATTCTTCAATCTTATACTGAATCTTATAACGACTTCTAGCAAATACTTCTTTAGTTTCCTTACAAATAGCAGAAGAATAAATGGTATCACCTTCGTCATTTACACCATTGGGGATAAGGGCAATACAGAAATCACAAAGGTCACGAACAAAACGACTAGAAGCCTTAACATTTTCACTTCCCTTTGGTTGCATATACTTAATCTTTACCTTTTTGTTACCATCAATTACTTCATGGTCAACATATTCTTCATGCCCGATAAAGACTACAGTATATCCATACATACACAACTTGTCAATCTGCGATTTGAAATCTCTACGATAAATAGAATATCCATTCTTTCTAGTATCTTCGATTTCACTAAGGTCACGAACACCAAATTCTTGACAAGTTGCCTTTTCTGCAAGTTCAATAAGATTATCTACAGTATCAATAACAATTGTTTGATAAATGTCTTGCATGGTTTCCCATTCAAGCCTACCAGCCTTATCTTCCTTATCAACCTTTTCAGAAGTAAGCTGATTAACTAAATCCTTAAATACACCCCATTTAGTAACAGGAACTTTAGGACAATTAACAGCATTACCCCCAGCTTCAGTCATTATAAGCAAAGGCTTTTCAAGATGACAAGCCTGATATGTTTTGCCTAAATTGTTCCCTCCGTATAAAAGTATCTTCTGTCCCCGAAGGGATGTTACCATCCCTTCGTTTTTAAGCTCCCTAAGATTTATCTTTGCCATACTTTACCCCCTATTAAAAATCATCGTCTAAATCGTTGTCAAAAGGGTTGTCATCATCTTCTTCTGCGGGATGAACAGGCTTCCCAACCTTCTTCCTGTCCTTCAAACTAGACTTCTTCTTTGCGATTTCCTTTTCTTTTCCACCATTTTCCTTGATTTCAGCCAACTTAGTATCTCTTTCTTTAAGGGCAATCTTCATAGCCTTGGGGTCAATCCAACCATTATCAATAAGATTCCCATTATCATCTTCATCTTCGGGTTCTTCAATGGGTTCATCACCACCAACAATTACAAGCGTTTCCTTATCATATCCACTATTGACATTAACAGCCCCACCAGAACCAAACTTCTTCTTTCCAGAAGTGTTACTTCCACCAATATGTTCCATAACAACATCAATATCAAAAGGCGCTGTCTGCCCCACTTCATAAATATCTTCAAACGCTTCAGCCAAATCTTCATTAACAATAGTATCAATCAAAATAGGTGTGGCCCCATATCCAACGGCGCAAAGAGTAACAAGAAGTCTGCCAGTTTCTTCGTCATCTTTAGTTTCAGGACGAACAGACTTGATATAGAAATTACCACTAAGGGTACAGCCATGTTCATCTTCGGGGTCAACACGACTTGTGCTAATTCTACTAGCAGACCAACGAAGAATAGTCTTTACATTACCATCCTGTCCAAGATAGCTGTTTTCATCTACACGACCACTAACGCTAACAAGACTTGCTTCCTTATCAGAATCACCACCAATTTCAGGATTAAGGTCAAGCATTGCAAGAGCATTCTTCCATTGCTTATTTTCTTCGCCCTTAGTAGTAAGACTATTAACAAATACATTAAAAGTCTTTACCCCATCCTTCATACGAACAGCAACACTACCCTTAATGCGCTCCCCGTCCTTTGTTCCAGCGTCATTTCCATTCTTGTCCTTAACCTTGATTTCACAATCTTCTTTTTCAAGATTAAGTTCATTAACAAGACCGATACATCTAAAATTCTGTTTACTTTGATTAAGTGTAGTTCCCAATTTAATTTTCTCCTTTTTATAAAACAATAATATATTTGAAAATAGTGGTCTTGTTAATCACTATTCTCATTCAATTTTAATTTTGTCTGCTTCTGCTTTAATAAAATTTTTGATTTGTTTTGCAGAAGTCATATTTTCAATTTTCTTGTAGATAGTTTTATAACAAGTTTTATATCCAGCTATAAATCCTTTGATATAAAATTTCTTAAAATCTGCTTGAAGTGTTTGTGCCATAATATCTTTAATCCCTTGTTCTACTTCATTCATTTATTCAATTCCTTTCTATTAAATTTGAATGTTTGCCATAATATTTACAACTTTATTCTGCGGGGTATGGATATATCGGGAAGTCACCTTGGCATAATCACTATGCCCAAGGGCAAACCCAATATCAGCAACAGGAACACCCATCTGCGAAGCGGCAGTAGCAAAAGCGTGTCGAAGCCAATGAGGAGTAATCTTATCCCAACAATCAAGGTTGGCTTTCTTAGCACAGGTTTTAATCCATTTGCACCAATTGGAATTATTTACCTGATTCCCTCTATTAGTAACAAAAAGAAGGGGAAAATTGTCTTTGCGTGATTCAAGATATTCGTCACAGACTTTTTTGGTTTGGTCATTGATATAAATTTCACGCATCTTATTACCTTTGCCAACAATATTAAAGCGCCGCTGTTTGTATTGTTCAATAGTAATAGTAGTTGCTTCTTCAAATCTCATGCCAGTTGTGGCAAAAAGAGTAAGCATAGCCTTATCCCTTTTATTATTGGCACAATTAATCAAACTGCTAACCATTCCATTTTCGGGGTCAGGCTTTTTAGCGTTGACAACTTTAGCAGTAACCAAACCCTTGGCAGGATTGGAAGAAATAATATTAGCATTCTTCAAAAAATCAAAATAGTTCTGAACAGCAACCACTTTACCATGAATAGTAGAAGTAGATTTTCCCTGAAGTTTGCTTTGCCAAGCAACAAGGTCAAGAAAAGTAATTTCGGTTTCAGGTTTATTAATGTCTTTAAGCATAAGGGAAACATTATTCACATAGGATTTAATGGTGTTTTCACTACGCCCAGCGCCTTTAAGATAGTCAATATAATACTTATTCATTTGATTATCCCCCTTTGTTTTATGGCATGATTATACCACAAACCGAACACAAAGTCAAGCATAAAATTAAAAACCCAAGAAAAAATCTTAGGCTTCTAATTTTTCTATATATTTATAAAAACCCAAAGGAGAATCAGCGGTTGTTAGTTTTTCATAACCGCCTTTTACTTGTTCCCAAAGTGTGAATCTATTTTTAGATAAATTCCAAGTAAAAATATAAGTGTTTTTATTTGTTTTATAAGTATTCTTTGGGCCGTTTTCAGATTTAGGTATGTTAGTAATCATATTTTTTATAAAGCGGGGGAAGTTTTATCTTCCCCCATTCCTTACCATTGCGGCTATGTTCATTTACCAGAAAAGGTCGAACCAGCTAAATGGGCTGTTATCAGAAGTATAAGTTGTATGGAAAGAACCGTAGTCTTTGATAAACTTATTCAGCAAATCATTGGCATTCTTAAACGCATCTTCAACTTCCTTTGCCCTTTCCTTGCGTTCATTAGCAAGGCGCTCTTTCTTTTCCTTTTCTTCAGCAATAGCCTTGTCAAATTCTTCTTCTGCCTTAACACATTCCTCTACTGTGTCATAGCGCTTCTTGGTTTTTTCAGAATAAATATACATGATTCCTACCTCCTATATATTTAATGGCTTCTTGGTTTAATAAAGGATTTCCATTTCCTGTAACCCCTTTGGCCCTTGGGGTTGATGGCGGGAAGCCAGAGACTTGAACTCTGAATCCCTTTCAGGACGCTAGTTTTCAGGACTAGTTGACTACCAATTATCACAGCTTCCCAAACAATAGTATGTACATACTTTTTGTGGGCAAAGTGGGATTTGAACCCACACGCCTTTCAGCACCTGATTTTGAATCAAGCATGACTACCAATTTCATCATTCGCCCATATAAATGTAGGGAATAGACTTTCACCCTACTATGCAGACTCTAGTCAAATGCTCTGCTTTGGTTTTCGATTTCAATTTAGCCCGAAAAGAAATACTAACTAAAGAAGCTTGGCAGGGATAGAAGGAATCGAACCTTCGATGCGGGAGTCAAAGTCCCGTGCCTTACCGCTTGGCTATATCCCTATATTTTGTTTCTTTAGTTGTAAAATGGTAAAGAAACTTTACAAAAAGAAAACCATAGGTTTGTAATCATAAACCTTCAAAACTTATAGCTCCCGTTATGCTTTATGTGCGTCCACAGCGACTTTCAAACGGTTTGCGTAAACCATAACGCTTAATGTAGGTGGTTGGATTTAAACCAACATCTTCAGGGTAAGAAGCTGAACTTTTATTATTAAAATACACCTACATATATTTTGGCACTATGGCAGTTCCCGCCTCCTATCATTTTTACCAGTCCCATAGGTGGGAGGGCAGTTTATTTTACGGAATTTAGACTTGCTCAACTATTTCCAACTAACTATCGTATAGCTACGTAGGCTGTTTCGTTGTCTCTTTTGTTGAGAAGCATCAGACATTTAACTAAACTGCTATCAATGTTTAGCACCTAAATAATATTCCTTTAAGGAAAGCAATATTTAAGTAACCTTGAATGACCTAATCAAGTGGGTTGATGATACTTCGCTTTTGGTCGCACAACTTTGTCCGCAATTACAACATCGAAGTTTGAGGGGCTTCGTTCAAGACTTCCTAAAACCCATGCGACTATTCCCCTAAACGCTATTCACTTGGGGTGTCCACGCCGAATTGGAGCGGATAATGAGAATTGAACTCATATATTCAGTTTGGAAAACTGACATTTTGCCATTAAATCATACCCGCAAAATTCTTTGGCTGTTTGCTCGGTTACTACATCTACCAGTAGTATTTGTCAAACACTTACTGCTACGCTTCCATATACACCAAAGATAGCACCAAAGTAAATTTAATTAAATCTTACTTTCAAGAATCTGCAAGGTCTTAACACTTTCGGCATATTCATCAATACTATCATTGACATAATCAACCATGTCAAAATAATAATTGGTCATATCCTTCACCATTGTTTCAGCGTTCTTAATCTTCCACTTAGCCCTAGCCACACGCTTCTTGGCAACCTTGGCATCACATCTAGCCTGTGCCAGCTTCTTCCCAATTTCAAAATCAAACTTGTCATTGGGACTACATTTTGCAATTCCCCTAACAGGATTCCCAGCAAAATGGGAAGTGCAAGTAATCTTATTCCCTTCTACAGTAAACTTATAACGAGCCATTTGATTTTCTCCTTTCAGAATTTGGTTGTATTATACCATAAGTTTTTTGATTTGTCAAGGGTTCTTTGATTTATTTTTTGGAGCTTCCACCAAGAATCGAACTTGGGATTAATGCTTACAAGGCAATCGTTTTACCGCTAAACTATGGAAGCATTTGGTGACGCAGGGGGTACTTGAAACCCCAATCTCCACCTTGAAAGGGTGGCGTGTTAGCCAGTTCCACTACTGCGCCATGTTGGTGCTTCAAAATGGATTTGAACCATTAACCTTCCGATTATAAGTCGGATGCTCTAACCAATTGAGCTATTGAAGCATATGGTAGAAGAAGTCAGATTTGAACTGCGACTCTTGCTCCCAAAACAAGTGTGTTACCATTACACCACTTCCTCTATATAATTGTCTGTCCAATGCCAAGCGTCTTTCCGCTTTGTCAACAATAACAAAGGAACACAATGGAAAATAGAACTAGGATTTTACATCGTCTTACAGGTCATCGTTATCATGGCACAAGCAACAACCTAGTTCTTTGGTGGCGCTGGCGGGACTTGAACCCGCACATTCAAATGAACAACAGATTTTCCTACTACTCTATGTTACCATAGCCGCATTACTGCGTTGTAGTCTGGACTATGTTTTCACCATATTATTTTTATAATATAACTTAGGTGGTTGGTCTATAGTCTCTACACATTTATAAACTGAGAAATATGTTTCAGAACAATAATTTGTTCATCGTGCAATATTTTTTATTACGCTTTCTAAAAACTCAATTTAATTTAGCTCGGCGTTATCCCATTAGGACTTTCACCGAATTAGCCAACATTCATACAAGAAGTTTCCCATCTTGATGCTCCACGGTTTATACCGAAGTCTGTCGTGTCTACCAATTCCACCACAGCGCCGTATCAACTTAACTTACATTCACATTATACCACACTTTATTTTGTTTGTCAAGTGTTTTCTAGCTTCTTGGTTTTTCATATAGTGAAGGGTTCCCCATTCCCGGGTTTAAGTACCTTCAGCCATTGGCACTTGATTCATTGTCTGTATTATACCATAATCTACTTCATTTGTCAACCCCTATTTTTTATTTCTTGGTGCGTCTGAAGCGATTTGAACGCTCGACATTCGGATTAAAAGTCCGCTACTCTACCAACTGAGTTACAGACGCATATCTTTTATTGTTTGCATTA